GCCCCTATGAGCAGACCCAGACCCAGCCGCCGGGAATCGGTCGCCAGCAGCGGCCTACGCCGTAGGGATACCAACGGCCGCCCCAGTAGCGCCCGCGTCCCCAGCCGCGATGGCCCCAACCTCTGCGACCATGGTCCCACCCGCCGCCACGCCGCCAGCCGCCGCCTCGACCGTCCCATCCGCCTTTGCGGCCGCCATCCCAGCCGCCGTCCCGATGACTGCCTCGTCCATGCCCGCCGCCTCCGCCGTGTCCGCCGCCGCGCCCTGCGAGAACAGTCGACGGAAGCGCCAAGGCGCCGAGCAATGCGAGCAAAATAGTCAGTCTGCGAAGCATTAGCTTCCTCCTATTGAATCGTAAGCAGAGCGCTATGGCGGCTGCTGGATGGCTGTCGGGTGGAAGCAAGGTAACTACGTCACTTGTCTTGGACGGCAATTGACGAACGTCCGTTTTCTTTCAAACGGATCTGCGCGCGGCTCTGACGATTTTTCGGGCCGTCGAAGCTCGAGATGTGCAGCTTGGGTGGTGGGCCGGGCAGGACTCGAACCTGCAACCAGACCGTTATGAGCGGCTAGCAGCAAAATAAAATGCACGAAAAACAAGGATTCTGCCTATAGAAACTGTCCGTTTGTTCCGGTTGGGTTCTATAGTTTCTGGCGCAATCCGGAGAATTGCACAAAAAAACCCCGCCGGCCGGAGCCTACGGGGTTCATGAGCCGCTCTCGTCAGAAGAACGGCGGAGGCGGACCGCGCGTGCGGCCGCTAACATCTCTTGACGCGCTCACTCCGGCGGCAGCGTCTTGAAGCCTGGAAGACGGATCGCCGACAGCACGAATTTCACCCGCTTGGTGAACCAGGCGCAGGCGTCGAGCCCGACGACGCCGAGCGTGAAGCCGGTCAGGCCTGGAATCGCGTCGGCGGGGATCAGCGCCGGGTCCGCCCCGAGCTGCTGATAGACCCAGACGACGCCGACCTGCATCAGCGGCGCGAAGATCGGCGTCGCGACCCAGGAGAAGGCCCCGCCGACGAGCGCGGCGACGATGCGATCTGGCCAGGTTCCGGCGATCAGCAGCGCCGAGACGCTCGCGCCGGCGACGACGGCGATCGGCGCCGCCACATGATAGGATTCATTCGGCATAAAGCGCTGCGCCCCCTTCAGCGTCGAGTGGGCGGCCGATACGCGGGCGCGCCAGTCTTGATTCACGGTCATCACGACAACGCCTTACGTTTTGCCGGCTTGCCCCGCCTGCAGATCAAGGTCTCCGCGTCGAAGCGATCGAGGCGGTCGACGATCGCCACGGCGTCAGTATCCTCGGCAAGCCGCAGCACGAAAGCGGCGGCTTGCTCGCGCTCCGCATTCGTCAGGGGCGCCGGACAGGCGCGCGCGATCTTCTCCAGGATGATCGCCTTGCGCTGCGCCGGCGGCGCGTCATGGATCTGGCCCAGCACCGCCTTCGGATCGAATCCGCTCTCGCAAGCGCTCAGCGATATCGCGAGCGCTCCCGCCGCGAGCAACCTGACTGCGTTCATCGGCAATCTCGGCAATGACATCGGTCGTCTCCGCTTCGGCTTCGGATGCGGCGCTCTTGCGAATGGCGTCGTCGCGCTCCCCGTCCTGCCGTTTCGTCCGAAGCGCCGAAAGCAGCGGAGAGAGGAGCGCGGTGAGAAGCGGCGCCACAAACTGGGCGACGCTCCTCAACCACGCCGGGAGGGCGATCATCAGACCTTGCGTTCGTTCTTGGCGTTGCCGAAGTTCGCCGCGAGAATGTTGAGCACGGTGCGCAGCATGTCCCACGCGCCGCCGGTCTGGCCCTGCGGCAGGATCGCCATGGCGAGGCCGATGAGCCAGGCAATCGCCGCCGGCGTGCTGACATAGGCCCAGACATTGGCGAACCAGCCGGAGTCGGCGAGGCCGGCCGGCGCTTCATTCGCCAGCGCGGCGAAAGGCGAGACAATCGAGAGCGTGAATAGGAGCGCAAGATAGCCGGCCATGCGGCGCAGCCGCGGCGCGGGGCGGGCGCGCAGCATGGGGATGTAGCGCGTGAGCTCGGCGACGACGAAAAGCGCCAGCGCCAGAACGAGCAGCGCCGTAACGAGAGACATAAGCATCAGGGAATATCCTTCTTTGGTTATGCGTCCGCCGGCGCTCATCGAACGCCGGCGCGCAAGGGTTTGACGTTTCGAGCTTGGCGCGGGCGCTTAGACCGCCGCGCCGTCGACCGACGCTTCGCCGGACGTCTCGGCTTCAGCCGCAGCCGCAGCCTCAGCCGGCTTGTCGAGATCCATGCTGTCGGCATAGGCGTTCATCTCGCCGAGCAGCGCCTGCAGGCCTTCGCTGACCGGCGGGGCGACGGTCGTCGCGGGCGCGGCGGCCGCGGCCGCGAGGTCTTCCTGGAACTTGCGCTCGAGCGCTTCGGTCTTCACGCGGATGAATTCGGCGGTCTCGCTCTTGATGCGCACGAATGCGGCGCGCAGATCGTCGTCGATGGCCATTGTCTTGCTCCTGGGGGATTTGCCGCAGAGGCCGCCGCGGCGCGGATCGTCTCCGGGCCCATCGCCGGAGAGAATTTCGGTTGGACGCCGCCGGTCAGCGCCGCTCATTGACCATACGTCCGACGAGAGCGGCGGGAACCGCATTGCCGCGACGCCAGTCCATCGATGCGCCGACAAGCGATTGCTGGCCCATGCCAGCCGGGCCGCAGGCGGAAAGCGTCGCTGCGCCGAAGATGAGTGCTAGAATGGTCGCCGCGAAGATCAGCGCGCGCATCACAGCGTCTCCATAAACAGCACGGCGAGCGCGCATAGGAACAGCAGGCCGATAAATCCGAGCGCTATTTCCAGCATCAGCGGCGACACACGGCGATGACGGCGACGGCGAATAAAACGAGTGCAGAAAGCGCCACGCAGACGAATTCGATAATGATCATTTGCGCCTCCTAAAGCCGCAGAATCCAGACGAGGCCACAGACGACCATGACGCCGACGAGCGCCGTGCAGAGCGCGGCGACTCTGCGGGCGATCGTCTCAGGCGCGGGCATTGCGAAGCTTCTCGATTGCGACGCTGACAAGCGCGAGGATAACGCCGAGCGGCGCGCCGAGCGCGACGGCGCTGGCGTCATAGAGCGCTCGGCGGATCATCGGAGCCGCGCAAACTGGAAATGCATGCCGTCGCAGGCGCGCTCGTCGAGACTGTCGCCGTCGCCGTCCCAGTCGCCGCCCCAGACGCCGCCGAGCGCGAGGAAAGGCTTCACCACCTGCTCGCGCAGCGTCGCGAAATGCGGCGTGCGGTCATATTGGCCGTTGCGCGGGGCATCGAAATCCACGGCGCACCCGTAGGAGTGCATAGAGAGCGCCGAGCCGCCGCGCATGACGCGGTAGTTGTAGGCGCCGGCATAATTATCCATGCCCCAGTCTTTGATGACCTTGCGGTCCCTGCCGGCGTTCGCCCACACCGCTTCGAGCCATGTCATGAACGGGTCGTAGCACTTCTTGTGAACGCGCATCTTCGCCGGCTTGCCGACAAAGAAGATCGGGAACGGCGGGACGAGCAGCGTGAGGCTCTTGACCTCCCAAGATGCGTTCGCCTGGCCGTTGCGCCCGCGAGGGTCGCCGTAAAAAGTCGCGCAGTCGCGTTGAAGCGGCCAATTCATTGGCGCATCTCCTTTGTGGTTCGAAGGCGTTTGGTTGGGGGAGTCAGCTCAGCGCAACAGCGCGTCGAGCAGCGTCGCCGCGAAGAACATCGCCGCCATAAGTCCGAGCGTCATCAAGGCAAGGCGTATCCGAACCATCCCCTCGATGAGGCTCAGCGGTTTGCCTTGACCCAGTCGGCGGCAACCCCAAGACCGACGCCGAGCAGAGCAGTCACGACGACCAGCATCAGCCCCATGTCGGTTCCGGGGCCCAGGAGGGCCAGAGCAGCAAACGCAAGGCAGCCCATCGCCACGTTCATCGCCATTTTCCTTACCCTCCGAAGATGACAAGAGCGGTTTTGACGTAGAAGAACAGCACGCCGATGCTCACGGCGCCGAAAACGAGCTTGAAAGCCAGATCAAGTTCATCTGGCGTCATTCTTCCGACCAATGTTTCCCATAACGCCCGGAGTCGCCATCGCGATTGACCATGAACCGCCAGCGAACGAAGCGCACAAGCATGCGCAGCGACGCGCACAGACCGATCGCGGCGAGCGCATAGATGATCATGGGAGCCGCCTCAGTTCGATCAGGAAACGCGCCAGAGTCATGACGACGGCGACCCAGAACAGCGCCCGGAACAGAGGCGCGCGCATGTCACAGGCTCGCGCAGAAACGTCAGGACCGATTGACGAACAACCAGATGAAGAGATCAGGCGCGAGCCAAGATGCGAGGGCGAGCGCCGCGATGGCGCCGGCGACGATGATGAGAGCCGCTTTCATTTGGAAGTCCTCTCAGTTGAATCGCGTCACGCGTGCTGCGGGGCATTGTCATTTCGCAGCCTGCTTTGGTTTAATCTGGGTATTGATTTTCTCGACGATCGCCGCAGCCTCTATTCGACTGCGCTCAGCCTGCAGTAGCAGTTGCAACTCTCCGAGCGTCAATGTCACAGGCTGGTTGGGATCTGGAGGGAGCGGCTTCTGCTCTTCCGCCAATGCTGGCATGCATGACGCTATTATAGCGAGCGCGATTATTGCTGGACGCATCATTGCTCCTACGGTTCAATCGCGATTTGCTGTGCCGCCCCTGTCGCGAACAATATTGAGCAGCGCGTTTTTCCGGCCCCGTTGTCGTCGCAGTAGAGTCGCGCGCCATTGGCCGCTGGGGCGGCAGGGGGCGTCATTTCAGCAACATCAAAATAGTTGCCCAAAAAAATGTTACGCAGCGGAAGGGCCGCGCTCCCGACGTCATATGACGATGCTGCGCCAGGCAGCATGTGACCAAGATTGGTAATCTCCCATCTCTTCGTGCCATTTGAGACGGCATTGGTCGAAGCCGTGTAAAGCGATATGCCAGTCGAAGCGGTGAGGGACGCCGTCCCCCCGCCGATAAAAATATCGTTGTTTGTGCTTGAATTTGATCCAAATATTAGCGCGGTTGGATTGGTCGCGTTGGTATAGTGAGCGACTGAAATGATACCCGTCTTTGTCGTAGCATCAGATAGTGTGTTGCTTAGTTTCACATATGTCGACAGCACATTGAGAGTATTTAATGATGCGAATAACGACGCGTCTCGCGCGTCGGCGCTGCTCAGCCAACGAATTTCCATTGGCCGCGCCAACTCAACCGCCACGCCACCGCCGCTCTCTCCTTGAGAGGTGTCGAGAGAATAGGGATTCGCATAAACTATTATTCCTTTTTTAAATTTAGTTCCGGTTGCCGCAGATGCGCCGATATATAGAGCCGCGGTAATGTTGTGCGTCGCTATGGAGGAGAAAACGCCTGGCGACAGTCCAAGAGAATAGGCCGTGTTTCCGACGACGCCGCCATATGGCGTTGTGTTGGCCGTCTCCACCAATGATCCGACGTCGAGTTGATTTAGCGTGATGCCGGTTGCTACGGCCTGAACGCCTTGTCCGCAAATCGGACAAGCAATGGCGCCGCCTAGGGCGTCGTCGTTAACGGCGAGGCCGGTTACGCCCTGAGACCCTCCGGATGGGCTACCGGGAACCCACGTCCTGAAATCACTGGTGCGAGAAGCGCCGGTAACCGCAAGGCCGCCGATCGCGGAAGTCGCAGATAATTGGGATATAGCATTCCAGTTCGGAATATATGTATCTGTCCAAATAGCGGAGGTGTCAGGGCGATCGCCGCTTGTCAGCGCGGACGCGCCGACGAGAATTCTGTTAAATCGAGAAACCTTGCCACTGGCGGAATTTCCAAAAAAATTCGTTTGATGAAACTTTTCTGCGGAACCTATGACTGTTGTTGCGTCCGTCCACGGCTGATTGGTGGGTAGGCGGGCGATATCAAGCGTGCCTGAAAGATCGGCGGCCGGAATCGTGCTCGACGCGGTTGGATCACCGCCGACGCCATTGGCCTTGACATAGCCGGTCAGCGGCAAGCGCGGAACGACGGTGAATATCTTCTGCGCCGCAAAGGTGCTTGCGGTGTCATTGCGCGTGACGATGCCAGGAAGGCGCGCGGCGTTGAGCGTGCCACTCGTCAGAAGGCTAGCGTCGGTTGTGCCGGCAGCGACCTCACAGGTCGCTGGGCTCGCGCCATTCGCCTTCCAGAAGCAATTGGAGTTCGTCGACAGGATCGGGATGAAACTGTCGGCGACGTCCTGGAATGAATTATTGACGTCAGGCGCGGTGACGAGCTTCTTGCCGTTCGCCGGGAATTTCGACGCGCTCTCCGCCTTGATCGTCCCCGGCGTCTTCTGCGCGGCGAGGACCGGCGCGGAGAGAGCAACCGCAAGAATAGCGAGCGCGACGGAGGCGGAACGGACAATCTGTTTCAGCATATGGATTTCCTTGCGGAGCGTTTTTCGTGGATGGCCGGGACAAGCCCGGCCATGACGTAGGGAAGAGTTGGGCGAGACCGCCCTACATCATGAAGGAGAAGCGCAGGCCGGTGGCGCCGCCATACCAGGTGGTCGTGGTGACGCCGGCGCCGTTCTCGAGCAGCTGCACGAAGTGCTTGCCGAACACATTGCCGGCAAGCCGCGCGGTCATTCCGATCTTGAAGCTGGCCCCGCCGCAGGTGACAAGGCCGGTCTGCCCGCTCGGGCTGCTGGTGGAATCGAGGCCGACGCCGGACTCGCCGTCGCCGGACGCGCCGTTCTGGCCAAGCGCCGTCGACCCTTCGGCATTAAAGAAATCTTCCGAAGCGCCGGAAACGAAGGTCGCGCGATTCGCGTTGGAATTGTTGGCAGCGCGCCAGGCGTTCGTGCTGTAGTCCCATGACGCCGTGGAATCGACGGTGAGCGAGTCGATCCGCACGCGATTGTAGGCGTTCCAGACGCCGAGGATCGCGGCGCCGCCGCCCGCAGCCGAGGAGCCAAGCACCCAGTTGAATTTGCTCGCGCCGTCCGACATCACCGTTCCGACCCATGTGCCGCGCCCGGCGGCGGGCCCGTTGGTGATCGCCGAATTGTTCGTCCAGATCCCGCCGTTGCGGGTCAGCGTGTAGCCGCGCGTCGTGTCATTCGTCCATGCGGGCCCGCGCGAGACGCGCAGCGTGCCGGCATCGTCCCAGACGAAGACGTCATAGACCTTGTCGGCCGCGACGGCCGCCGGGCTCTTGGTCGCGTCGGTCGCCGCCTGCGACAACTCGGCGAAGGCCTTGTAGACGATCTTGACGCTATCCCAGAGCGGGATGCGGTCGCCGAGATAGGGCGTGTAGTAGAGCGTTCCGGCGGCGGAGACTGTCGCGTTCATCGCCGGAACGCCGGTCGCCAGCGTCAGCCGTCCCTGCGGCAGGCAGAGCGGCAGTTCCGATTGCGTCAGATCGTTGTAGGAGCCGGAGACGGCGACCGCATGCAGGCCCAGCGCGGTGCGCTGCTCCTCATCGTCTTCCGCCGTCAGCAGCGTGCGGCCGGCGGCGGTCGAATCAGAAATATCAGCGGCGAGCAGAACGTCGTTGCGGATCTTCCGCCACGCGCCGTCGAGAAAGACGGCGAGATCATTGACGCGCCAGCCCGACTTGCCGTCGAGCGTCGTCGCGCCCGCCGTGCCGACGCGGAACACATAGCCGTTTGTGCCGACGCCGGAGGCGAGCGTTGGACTGTTGCTCGAGGCGTTCCAGGTCCCGGCCGGAAACAGCGCCCCCTCGGCCGAGACGACGCCGGGCACGAGGATCTCCCAGTCGCCGTCGACGCCTGGCGTCGCATCGGTCTGGACATTGGCGACCCACAACCCGCCGCCGAAGGTGACGACCGCGCCCTGCGGATAAGCGCCGGCGACCCATGCGCCATAGGGCCTCAGACCCCATGCGTCCTTATTCGACGGGTCGTCGATCGCGATAACGATGTTGCCTGGCATGGGCTACTTTTTCCGTCCGAAGATGTGGATCTTGCCAGCAGCGATATTGCCGCTGCTCATCTGAAATCTGACGCCGGTGATGGCGCCGACTCCGCCGGTCCACTCGCCGACAAACTGGATATTGTTCACGGCGCCGGGCGCGCTATTGATTGCTCGGCCCCAGATCTTCTTATGCCCGCCGCCGTTCACGCCGTTGATGCGCAGGCTGCCGGACAGGCCCTTGTTCGCCGCATTCGAAACGCGATTGCCGCCGCCGGATAGTTGGATGTGAGTCGTCGACGACGCAAAGGCGTAGGAACTGTCGAGAATGCCCGCGCCAGCGACATAATCCGCTGTCTGAAACGCGCCCCCGGAATGAACCTGCATCTGGAAATCGACATTGTTCGTCGCCGCCAGAATGTTCTCGAAGACGATCTCATATTCATCATAGTCGGCGATGAAATTCGTCGTGTCGGACAGGCTCGGCGAGTCCGAAGCGACCAGCGTCGCGAGCCACACCCAATTGCCGATCGCGGCCTGCGCCTTTGGAACCTGCGTCGCGGTCGCCAGCGGCCCGAGGCCGAGCGTCGCGCGCGCCTCGGCGGCGTCCTCGGATTCAATCAGCGACTGGCCGAAGATGGTGATGCCGAGCTGGTCAGAAATGACAGGGATTTCGTTTGGGACTTTGCGCCAGACGCCGTCGAGAAAGATCGCGAGATCGTTGATCCGCCACTCGACGATGCCGCCAAGCGGCGTCGCGCCCGCCACTGCGACGCGGAGCACATAGCCTTCCAGCCCCGCGCCAGATGCGGCGAGCGGCGGCGAATTGATCGCGGCGTTCCAGACGCCGACCGGAACCAATGTCCCGCTGGTCGCGACAATATCCTGCAGGAGCCGGATCCAGCTCCCGTCGACGCCGGGGGTTGCATCCGTCTTAGAGAGGGCGATCCAGAGCGCGCTCGCGAAACTGACGACAGAGCCGGACGGATAGTCGCCGGCGACCCATGGCGCATAGGCTCTCGAACCCCAGGAGTCGCGATTGGCGGGGTCAGCGAGCGGGAAGACGATGTCGGTCGGAAGCATGACCGCGCGTCAGTGTTCTTTGGCGAGTTCGACGAGGGCTTTGGCGACGTCCGCATCAAGCGGCGGCCACAGCGCGTCATCGGAAATGTCCCGCGTATCCATTTCCTTTGCGTCGCCGAGACGCTTGGCGGCAGCGATCATCGCGCGCTCCCACAGTCCGGCCGCGACAAGCGTGCCGAGATGCGCTTCCTGCGTTTTTGATCTCTCGCCCGACGCAGCGAGGAGCGCAAGATAACCGTAAAGCGAGAGCCGGCGGCCCGAGTCGGCATAGGCGGTGCACACGCGCCGCAGGCGCTCGGCGCGGATCTCCATCAGCCAGACGTCGCGCGGCTTCGGCGGCGGCTCGAACGGATCGATCGGCCCGAATTCACCAGCCATCGCGCGAGCGAAGGCGTCGCTACCCTCCTTCACGGTCGCGGGGTGCGAACCGTCGACGCCGGGAATGAACACATGGAGGTCGATCAAGGTCTTCGCGGCGTCGCCGAAACGCGGCGCGCGGGAAATATCTACGCGAACCATGAGAGCCTCACGCGATGCGGCGCCAGCGGAATTCCCAGACCGTCACGAATCCCTCATTGCTGCCCCACGACGTTTCGTCGAGCCGCCATGTGCCGGTGAGGTTTGCGCCATTCCAATAGCCATTGTCGGCGGTCTGGCTGCGCTTGAACTGGCTCGCCGTGACGCCGGGAACCGCGCCGGCGTCGAGCTGTGCGCCTGAAGCCGTCATGCCGATGTAATAGCCATGGCTGAAGGGCGTGGCGCCAAGCGCGCCGCCCGCGCCGGTCGTCACATATTGACCGACCTCCGTGCCATATCTGAAGGAGGGAATGCTGGCGATGAGCGGACTGTTCGGCGTGCCGTCGCCGGTGATCGTGTTGCCGTCGGTCTTGACGCCGTAGTTCGTGTTGAGGATGCGGAACTGCGCCCCGTCGTATTGAGCGCAGATCAATCGGCCGGTCTTGACGTCGCCGGCCTGCAAGGCGCTGTTGTCGCCGCGCTTCAGATTCTTGACGACCGAGCCGCCGCCGTCGAGCATGATCTCGATCGTCGCCGGCCCCGGCGAGTCATTGGTCGGCACGAAGAAGATCATGAAGCCCGTCGAGACCGACGTGGCGACGGGCGAGGGCGTCATCTTCGGCGCGTTGGCGACGCCGACGTCGACGCCGAAATGCACGAGCGAGGCGTCGCTCGGCCCGCCGCCGGGCGCCGGCAGCAGCGCGAGAATCGCCTGCCTGACCTGGGTGAGATCGCCGCCGGACGGCGTCAGGCCGGCATAGGTGATCAGGTCGAGCAGCTCCGCCTGCAGATGATTGAAAAATTTCGCCGGCGGAATCGAGCCGTCGACGCCATGCGCGGCGTCGAGATCGACATAGGGCGCGTCCGGAACGCTCGGCTGATCATACGGCTGAATATACTTCAATTTTTATCTCCGTTCGATCAGGAGAAGGGCGGCGGCGGATCGCCGGTGTAGACGTAGTGGAAGCGGATCTGCGTATGCGCCGGCTTCCATTTGTTGAGCAGGCATTCGAGGTCCTTGGCGCGGCCGAAGGTGCCGAGCGGATCCTTGCCGCAGCGCGAGCCGCCAGCGCGAAACCAGATGATCTCTGACGAAGGGATGAAGACTTCCCAGAAGACCTCGTTATTGGGCCCGCCGATCTGCGTATGCCCGCAGCGCCCCTCGCCGCAGCGAAAGACGACGAATTCCTTGATCTCGATTTCATAGCCGAGCGTCAGCGCGAGGCATTTGAAATAGGCCGCCGACTGTCCGCCCTGCGCCGCGACCTTCATGCGCAGCAGCAGTTTGCGCCGGTCCACGGTCTGCGGAACATCGGCGATGCACGGCTCCGGCAGGCCGAATTCATGCTCCCAATCGGCGAGCGACTCATTCGCCGGATCTTCCGGGCCGATCAGCGTCGCTGCGGTCGAATTGAGCGCGACCTTCCACAGCTTGGCGTAATAGTCGCGCAGCGGATCGGCGAGCGCGCGCCAGAAGCGATGCTGGAACGAGTCGTGATGGCCGTCGGCCATCTCGTCCGTGCGCCAGGCGGGCCCGCGCGGCGTCTGCGCGATGATCGACGGCAGCAGCGCGTCGCCGGTCGGATCGGAGAGCGCATCCGAGATCGGCGTCGGCGCGCCGGGCGGCGCGGGACAGGTCATTTTTTGCTCATTCGCTCTGGGCGAGCCCAACCGCTCATGAGGGCGCGCGCCTTAAAACCCGAAGTCGATCTCGCCGAGGATCGGCAGGTCGCCGGCCTCGAAAACTCTGTCTTCCTTCGGCGTGATCATGCGGTGGCGCTGATAGCCGGGCGCCCTTGCAATGGCCTCGTCGATCCAGGCGACCGGCAGGCTGAACTGATTTTCGGCGGTGACGACCGGCACGCGCTCGTAGAACATCTTCTTCAGATTGTCCTGAATCGCGGCGCGCAGATAGGACGTGTCGCCGGCAAGGCCGCCGATCGAGATGAAGACCGGCACGGGGCGCGGCGCAACAACATAGACCCGCGCCGTCACCGGCCTTGCGTTGGTCGGCGAGCCGTCGGGCGCGGCCTCAAAACGCTGCGCGACCGCAAGGAGATCATAGGCGTTCGGCACGCCGTTGAGCCGCGTCTTGTCGAACAGCGGATAGACGGTGAGCGCCGCCGCGACGGCGTTGGCGTTGGTCGTCTTGAACGGCGAGACGAAGACGCGCGTCACGCCGGCGACTTCGAGCGCCCATTGCTCATAGTCAGATCGCGAGCCGCCATGCGGCGGTTCGCGCTTGCGCTTGAGCACGCGGGCGCGCAGCTCGTCGTCGGATTCGATGTCGGCGCCGCCTCCGAAACCGTCAGGCCCGACATTGGCGTTCGCCGGCAGGCCTGGATAGGCGGCGTCGGCGGGGATCTCGAGCGGCGTTCCCGGCAGCAGATTGCCGCTCGCGCCGGGCTCGACAGCGCGCACTTCGACGCTCGTCAGCCCATTGGCGTCCGGAACCGCCGGCGCGAGGAACATGATCACGGCGCCATTGGGGGCGATGACATGAAACTCCGCCGGGATCGTCGCGGCGGGCAGCGTCTGCTGAAAGCTGATCAGCCCCTGCGCCGGCGCGGCGGCCTTGCGCGAGATGCCATATTCGAAGGCGTGCCGATATTCGAGATGCTCGGCGTCGGCAGAGGAGGCGAAGATCTGACGATAGAGATAATGCGCGCGCTCATAGGCGGAGCCGAGCGACAGCGCGAAGCTGCGGCCGACGACCGAGATGTTATTGGGCTCGATCCACGCATCCGTTCCCGGCATGAAGGCGCGCGCGGAGTCGCGCCAGCGCGTCCAGATGTCTCTCAGCGACGGCGTGGTGAAGGGCATGTCGCCTCTTTAAGCTTGCAGCGGCTCAGGCTTGCAGCGGACGCGCGACGCCGAGCGAGGCCTTCCAGAGCAGCGCGAAATTGACGCTCGCCGCGCGCTGGCCGGATTCGCGAAAGCCGTCGACGGTCATCTCCAGCCGGCCGAGTTCGTAATTCGGCGTCGCCGCGATCTTGAATTCGGCGACGGCGTTCTGATCGATCAGCGTCTGCAGCGCCTCATGCGCGAAGACGATCGAGAGATCGGCGATCTCCTGCGTCAGCTCGCGGCGGCGCAGCTGCCAGAGGCGGGAGCCGAGCGGCGCGAGGTCTGGATCGATCGCGTCTCCCGCCCAGCCGCGCGGGTCGCCGGAGCCGTCCGGAATGAAATCATTCGTCTCGGCGCGGCGGTCCGACATCAGGCAGAGCAGAATGGCGGTATGCAGCGGCGCCCGCGCGCGCAGGCCGCCGGATGGATTGACCGGCGCGCCGCCAAAGTCGTCGGAGAAATCATTCGAGAAGTCGCCGGCGGTCGCCTTCTCCGGCGCCCAATCGCCGACGAAGCCGTCCCAGACCGTGTCCCAGAGATAGTTCGGCTCGGCCTTGATGCGCTCGACGATGTTGAGAGAGACGCTCATCTTTGCTCACTCGCTCTGCGCCAGCGCAACCGCTCGTGAGAGCCGGTCACTTCTTCGCATAGACGTTCGACGAATAGACGCCGCCTTCGAGCGCGACGCGGGCGCAGTCGCTCCCGTCAGAAGAGCCGAGATAGACCTTGCCTTCGGAGGCGACGAACACATCGCCCTTGGCGGTGATCTTCACCTTGCCCTTCTTCGTCTCGACGGTGACGTCTTTTTCCTTCACCGTGACGGAGAAGCCGCCCTTTTCGACGGTCGTCGCATGATCGCCCTTGGCGACCGCCGTTGCGACGCCATCGTCGGCGAGCGCGCCGACCGAATTGCCGGCCTTGTCGTAAAGCTTCGACTGGCCTTCCTTCAGCTTCGTCGGGCGGTGATCGTCATGCTCGCCGCCGAAAAACACCGAGCGGTTGCGCTCGCCGCCGAGCGAGCCGACGACGCCGGTCGAGCCTTTCGGCGGATGAGAGGAGAAGCCGAACGGCTGCGGCCGATAGACCTCCGAATGCTTCTCGCCGGCGAGGCCGTGATGCGTGACGGTCTGCTGCTTGCCTTCGTCGTCGACCTCGAGCAGCTCGGCGAGCGCGAATTGCGGATGATAGCCGCGGGGCGGACGCATTAAGAACTCCAGCGGTGAGGCGGTGCGCGCAGCCCGAAGACTGCGCGCGTGAGGATCAATCGGCTTGCGTGAAGTCGAGATAGTATTCCTTGCCGACTTCGAAGCACTCGACCGCGGCGGCGCTGACGATGCTCAATTCAAGCTTCCCGCCCGGCGAAGCCTGCCAGAACTTCGTGTTTTCGTGATTGGGATCGCCATTTCCATAAACCGGCGACATGACGACCGTGCGCGCTGGCGTCGGATAGGTCTGTTTTGCGTCAGGATCATAAACATGCGTGATCAGGTGAGTGATCTGGTCACAGCGAAACTTCGCTCGGACAGTTGATTGCATCTGCCTTCTCCTTTTTTGCCCGGAAACCGCCGGACGCGGATTTGCGTTACTCCAGCCCCGTATCCCATGCGGCGTTCGACTTGCCCTTGCCGTCCTTGCCGCCGAGCGCCTGCGGATCGACGAGCGACAGCGTCGTCACCGTGCCTTCCGAGTCGTTCTGCAGGAATCGCAGATGGCGGATCGCCATCACCTGCGAAATCTTCAAGCGTTTCGATTCGACGAAGACCAGCTTCTCCGGATCCCACAGATCGCCGTTCGAATCGCGCCAGCCCCTGACTTTGATCGTCGCCGTCGTCGCCCAGCCGGCCGCCCGGGCCACCTGCCATTTGGCGCGCTCCTTCAGGCGCTCGTCGTCGGTCTCGCCCTCGGCGAGAACGATCATCGGGCGATGCCGCTCGACGGTCTTGTCGCGCGAGACATATTCGAGCCGATGTGCCTTCTCGCCGGAGCCGAGCCGCTTCTGGCCGCGGGCGATGACGCGGTCGTGCTTGCCGCGCTCGGAGAGCTGCGCCGCCGCCTGGATGATGTTGACGCCTTCCTGAATGGCGCCGCCGTGCATGCCGAATTTGTCGGCCTTGGTGAGCTTCAGCCCACCGTCGGCCAGGCCGACGATCAGCGCGCCTTCCTGACGCGCAAGCGCTTCCAGTTCCTCGAAAACCGTCGAGCCCGGCGCGAGTCGCCAGACCGGGATTTCCTTCGACTTCAATTCGGATTGCAGATCAATCTTGAACGGCTTTAACAGATCCTTGCCGATCTCGTCGATCTTCTTTTTCTTCCATTCGCCGTTCTCATGCACGGCGGAGGAGTCGACCGCGTCCTTGGCCTTGGAGCGCCCGGAGATGACGGCGCGGTGATAATCGACGCCGAACTCCGGCGCATAATCGTCGACGAAGCCCTTGACCAGCAGCGAGCCTGAGGCGCGCACCGAGACTTCTGCGCCGGGGCGAAACGTCCAATCATCCTGAATGAGCTGATTTGGCTCCGCCGCGATGATCGAGAAGGCGCGGACGGCCTGCTGCGCGCCAGCTTCGACCGTCGCTTCCAGCCAGGTCGAATATTGCCGGCCACGCGTTTCGACTGTCACAAACTCGAAAGCCAAAGCCGCTACCTCGCAGCCGCCTCAAACACCGTCGGCATGAAGCATGGCGTCGCGACCCGGTTGCGCTGCGCCAGCTCCAGGCCTCTGTTCGGATCGCCATAGAGCCGATAGGCCAGCACATTCGACGGCAGCGACACGCCGAGCTCGACGATGATCACCGGCGCGAGGTCCGGGATGCGGCTCGACAGATGGCGCGCCGCAAGCCCATAGATGTCGTCGAAGGCCGCGCAGGCCATAGAGCCGAGTTCGGCGTAGACCGAAGTCACCGCGCCGGCCAGTTGGCCGATCTTCGCCCGCGCGGCCTGCGCCGAGGCACGATCGAGATAGTCTGAGACCGCATAGAGCCGCGTGGCGTGCGCCGCGTAGAACACGGCGGCGGCGAGCGGCACAATCGAGACGAGCGGCGAGATACCCCATTGGCCGAGCGAGGCCTGTCGATCCTTCAGCGCCTTGTCGGTCATGTCGACGAGCAGCTGCACCGGATCGCCGCCGGAAGCCTCTGTGACGATCGTATCGAGCGCGCCGCCGAGCGTCGCCAGCGCGCCCGCCGCATCGGCGGAATGGTCGGAGAGATCCGACCGCGCGTCGGCGATCGTCAGCCTGACGTCGCTGTCCTTATTCGCCGGCAACGGCGTTGCGGCGCGGAAACGCTCGATATCGTCGGCGACGACGATCGACGCTTCGCGCATGTCCGCCAGGATGAAATCCGCCTGCGCGGAGGCGACGCCATCGCCCGGAAGGCTCAGCTGAACCGCATTGGCGATGGTCGCCGCAAGCCCCGCGGCCATGAAGGCGAGGCCGGCTTCGCCGAGCCCCAGGGGAGCGGGCGCGAAGGCGCTGCCTTCCTCGACGAAAGTGACCTGAAAGCCGACATAATTGAGCGCCTGCCGGTTCCAGACCGGCCGCCCCTCGATCGCCCGCACGCGCAGCGCGCCGAACATCGGGATGACCAGCATGCCGGCGCCGCCCTGTTCGATGCGGGCGCGCAGCGCGGCGGAGTCCGTATCGGCGGTTTCGGAGACGAAATAGGCGGTGAGTTCGATCCGGCCGGCCTTGCGGCCCATGTCCTCGACGTCATGGCGCTCGGAGCCGGGATATTCATGAATGACGAGTCGGCGGCCGCGCTGCAGCTCCGAGGCGTCGACATAGAAGGACGCGCCGTCGAAATTCGCCTTTGGCCAGAGCCAGCTACGCGCCATCAGTCGTCATTCCATTTGATCGGCGCGACCGTGAGGTCGCAGGGGCCGAGCGCGACGCGGAAATAGAGCTGCGCGGCGCCGGGAACGCCGAGGCGAACGAAAAGCGAGAGGACGCGCGCCAGAAGCCGGCGCGGCCGTGACAGGGCCAATCTGCGCATTGCTACCTCCCCGCCGTCGACGTTTGCGGAGCCGTCCCCTGCGGCGTTGCGCCGCCCGCGACGGCCCGCGGCGAGGCGCCGGTAGAGCCCGACGCGAGAAAGCGCTCGACCTGCGGGCCCCAGATGCGCCGCATGCGCTCGACATGCTGCGCGACGCTGCCGTTTCTGTCGCGCGCGCGATAGAGGCCGGGTCGGCCGGCAAGCACCGTCGAATAGGCGTCGAGCTGGCCCATGCCGGGCCTGTAGCCGCGACCGAGCAGAAAGCGCTCCGCGGAGCCGAGCTGCTCGCGGAACGTCTGCCGGTCATGCACGCCATATTCGCGCCGCTCGCGCGGCCCGAACTGGATCAGACCCATATAGCGGCCGCCCCTGCCGCCCCATTTCTTCGGGCTGAAAGAGCCGATCGTTTCATGGGCGATGATCTGCGCCAGATGCTCCGGCGGCATGCCGAGGCGTCCAGCGCTTTCTCTCAACGCGCGGGCGTTCTCGCCGGTGAAATATTCGTTTGGCCTCGCGCGGCGCGCGAGCGGCGCGCGCCCCGGCATGCGCGACGCCATCTGCTGAGCGAAGTCGCGCCGACGCTGCGCGGCGGCCGCTTCCCATTGCGCCGGCGTTCCGGTAGGCGGCGCGAAGGCGGCGCCGCGATGCATGATCCTGTTGCGCGCACTCCCAGCGGCTCGCTCCGGGCCAGCCCGACCGCTTGCCGAGTCGCCCGCAAGCGGTTGCGCTGGCGCAGAGCGAGCAGCAGAGGAAGCTGCATGCGGTGGAACCGGGACGGCGCTGCGCGGCGCCAGGCCGCGGGCGAAATCATGCGGGCCGACATCACGGGAGGTCGGCGTGTCCGGCAGGCGTCCGGAGACGCCGCGCGCAAAATCATGTGGGCCGACGCTTGAGCGGTTTTCTGCGAGCGGTCGAACCGTTTCGGAGCGAGCAGAAGAAGGCTTCGCCGGAGCGCCCGGCGCGGTTCGAGATGGCGTCGGCGCGGAGGCCGGCGCTTTTGGCGTCGTCGGACCTTCATGGCCGCGTCGATGCGACGGCGGACGCTGAAGATCCGTAGGCGTCGCGCGATCATGTCCAATTGGCGAGAGCCGGTCGCCGCCGCGACTTTCGTGCAAATCCTGCACGAAATTCGGCGCATCGTCAGTCTCGCGCAGAGCCGCTATGTCCGCGCCAAATTCTGAAGACTGCCCCGCCGTCGCGCTCGACGATGAGCCGCCAGTTCCGTGCTGACCAAACAGCAGCCTTGTTTCAAGCGTGACCGTGCGAGAAATCGCCACCGCGAAAGCTTAATCTTGCCGCATCGTCACGCCGACATCCGAGCGCAGTGCGCCCCGCGCATCGACGCGCTGCTCGATGCGCGCCAGGAAGTCAGGCGACGGCTCGATGATGACCCTGTTCGAGATCACCGCGTCGCCCTTCAATTCCGCTTCGATCTTGCCGTGCTGCCCGGCGCGGGCGAGCGAGCGATAGACAAGCGAGTCGAGACTGCTCCAAAGATCGCTGACGCCGCTCGCGCCAAATCCGAACTTGTTCGACCCGGAAGGGATCGACGGAAACCCCGTCATTGCGCTCTTTGGAACGGCGCTCTCGCCGAGATCCGACCCGAGCTGCATATTGATCTGCGGCCGGCTGTTGTCGACAAATCTCGACCAGAGCGAGGGCGCGGGCGCGCCCTGATCATTGACGCCGTTCAAAAACAGCGCGCGGTTCTTCGCGCCAAAGGGCACAGGCGACTTCTCCTGAAGCCGCTCGATCGGCTTGCCGTCTGCGCCGGCAAGGAAGCCCGTCTCTTTCGCCGTCTCGAACGCTTTGAGCGTCTTTTCGAGCTGCGCATTAATCGACGGCAGCGCCCAGCGCGTCAGCCTGTCGCCGACCTCAGACGTCAGCGCGCCGAACCGCTCAAGATGTTTGGACGTCGTTTCGAGATCGACGGCGAGGCTCTTGGAGAGCGAGCCCTCGGCCCCGCCGCCGGACAGAGCGGTTTTCAGCCGCTTCATTTCCGGCAGCGCCGATTTGATGCGCAGGAATTCGTCCCACCATTCCTTGCCGCCGAGACCAACGGCGACGCTCACCGCATCCCTGCTCTTTCCCAACCGCTCGAGCACGTTAAAGATCGTGCCCATCGCGTCTTTCTTCATGCCGGCTTCGACGCCCGTCGCCGACAGTCCCAGCTTCTTGAGCGCGTCCGGCGCGCCCTTTTGCGCCGACGCCGTGCGCAGACGCGAGGACAATTGCCCGAAGGCGCGCGACGAGACGTCTTCCTGCATGCCGACCGAACGCATCGCGGTCAGCGCGATCATCGCATCGTCATAGGCGACGCCGGCTTCTTTCGCGCCGGCGCTGGTCTTCGCCCACATCGCCGAGATGTCTTTTTCGGCGGCGGCGGAGATGTCGCCGAGGTAATTCACCTTGTTGGCGTAAGTCTCAAGCTCCTTGTTGGTCCAGCCGGTCTGCGCCTTGATTTCGGCGAGGGTCTGCGCCGCCTCTTTCGCGCCGATGTCCCAGGCCGTCGAGGCCTTCGCGGCCAGCATCATGAATTCGGAAAGGTCCTTATAGGCGATGCCGGATTGGCCGGCTTGCGCGGCGAGCGCCGCCATCTCTTCGCGCGAAATGCCGACCTTGCGCGCCACCTTGCCGATCATCGCCTCGACATCGGCCCATGTCGCGCCGGCTTCGAGATTGACCTTCTTTTTGACGTCGGCCATCGCCTTGTCGAAAGAGATCGCCTGGCGAACGCCATAGGCCGTCGCGCCGCCGAGCGCGAGGCCGGAGACAGCCGCGCCGCCCATGCCGAGCATCATGCCGGCGGTTCCCGGCGCTGCGGCGGCAGCGAAATCGGAAAGGCCCGAGCGAATGCTCGCCATTTTCTGATTGATGGCGGAGACCTTTGAGCCGACCGCAGCGCCAGCAAGGGGAATGCCCCATCCCGCCGACATGCGCTGCGCGATGCTCGCGTGCAGCTGCGCAGAGCGCCCGACGGCCGACATGCCGCGCGCGACGCTGTCCATGCGGCGCGACGCCGAGGCGGCGTTCTGCTCCAGCCCGCGCAGCTTCTGCGCGACGGCGGCGAATGTATTGCCGGTCCTGTCCTGCGCCGAGATGACGGCGCGCGTCTCGATCGTCTTGGTGGCCATGCGATTCCTCCGGAGCTGCTATCGACGGCGCTTCACATCGTCGAGAAACTTTATCGCCTGCGTCGTCCAGAATTGCAGACGCGCCAGCGTCATTGATTCGACCGACCAGACGTCTAAGCCGAAGCGGAAGATGAGGACTCTGGCGATGGCGTCGATTGATTCTGTTGCTTGAGCGGCGCCATCGCCTCTTGGAAAAAATCCAGCACAGCCTCACGCAGGGCCATCGCATCGCGAAGATTGAGGAATTCCATGAAATTCGGGTCGCAATCCGCGAGCTTCTCGATCCACGCTTGAACGACGGAATCAGCGATCTGTTCGAACGCGCCGCCGCCCTTCACATAGACATATGTCGACGGCGCGCCGATCTCGAAGAGTTCGCCGTAGATTGGATCGCGCAGCGTGATCGACGTGATCTTCACGCCGTTCGGCCCGGCGATGGGCGATGAAAGCTGGATGGTTTTTGGCATTATTGCCCCGCTTATACCCATTCGCTCCGGGCCGGCCCGACCGCGAATGCGATAACGAACTACTGCTTGGTCCGCAGATAGGCGTCTGTCGAAATCGAGAGACCGGAGACCTCGCCCGTCTCGAAATTGATGGCTGGCTCGCCGATCACCTTGGCGTTCGAGAATTGATGCAGCACGCCGCGATCGATCTCCAGCACGGTGACGTTGTGGAAATCGCGCATGAAGGCTTCGTTGAAGCGATCGATCTCTTTCGGGCCGACGTCGAAGGTGAATTCCGCCGTCGCCGGCTTGTTCATCGTCCCGAAGCCGACGCTTTGGTCGTGGTTGGGATAGACTGTGTTCTCCTGCCGCGCAGGCCGGATCACCGGCGCCGTGCGCGGAATATAGCTGACGCCGTCGATGGTGACGCGCGTGCGGCCGCCTGCCTGGTGGCTCATGGCTCAAATTCCTTTTTCATGGTGCGAAGAGGAAGCTGCTTTATCGCGCGATATGGAGGTCGCGCTATAGAGCGGTGAATCTCTCTGCCAAGATCGACAGACCAGCCAGAACCCTCAGCGACAAAGAAATTGCGAGACGCCAGCATAGACATGCCAGCCGCCAGCACTGTCTCGTCGTATCGTTATGATCGCTGGGTGGCTCGGAAATGCGCTCTTTTTTCATTTTTGCACCTAGATATTCGCCGCGTTGAGGAACGTCGTGGCGTTGCCCGCGAAGATCCTGAGCTGGTTCGCCACGTCGAGCGGCAGATAGACGTTGACCCGGTTGGGATCGCTCGCCTGTTCGACGACGAGATTGTCGGCGAAGAGCTGCTTGTTCTTCATCACGCCGGCGTCGACGAGGCGCGAATAGGCGTGGATGACCGTCGACTTGATGTCGGTCGGCGTCGTGAAGCCCTGCAGATTGCCCGGATTGTCCGGAATCAGCGCGACGCGCGCATAGACCGAGGTGACGACCTGCTTGAGATAGCGCAGCGCATAGGCGGTCTGGTAGCGCGTCTCGACGTCGAGCCATGTCGCGTCCGGCGAGCCCCAGGCGTTGAGCTGATAGGTCGAGATCAGCCGATTGATCGCCACCTGGCCGTCCGGCGTGACGTGATAGCCGGAGATCCCGTCATAATAGAGCGTCTGGAAGTCGGGCGTCGTCCAGAGATGCGCGATGCTTTTCGGCGGCATGACCTCCTTGAGGATCAGCGAATGCATCGGCCGCGAAATCTCGCCGGCCTGCGAGAGGTCAGCGCCGAGATTCTTGTGCGCCTGCACCTGCGCGCCGATCGCCGCCGCCCAGATCCATGTCGGCGTCGGCGAGCCGTTATAGCCCATGATATGGGTGTTGGGATCGTTGCGGGCGTTGCCGAGCGTCGATTGCGCCGAGAGATTGCCGGAATTCGCGGTGAACGCGCCGCCATAAAGACCCTGCAGCGGCTCCCACCGCGCGCCGAGGAAATCGCGCATCGCATTGAGCGAGGTCGCGTCGGCGTAGGGGAAGGAGATCATGTCGAATTCGGTCGCGCCGCAGGCGGCGAGGCCGGCGGTCAGCGTCGGCGTGCCGGAACCTGGCGTCGTCGCCGCGATGGTGATCAGCGCGGCGTTCGGGCCCTCGTCGCCGATCCGGTCCTTTTCGACGCCGATCGTATTGCCGACGAGACCGACGTGGCGCGCCGTCAGCGTGACGACCCCGAGCGCCGAGGTCGCCGAGACCGGATGCAGATAGGTCTGGCCGTCGAGATCGACCCAGCCGGCGTTGATCGCGGCGGCGAGCGCGGCGGCGACGGTCGTCACCGTGTCGGCGGCGGTGACGCTGACCGTCACCCTGCGCCCGGCGATGTAGAGGACGGCGACGCCAGGCGTCAGCGTGCCGGCGATCGTCGCGGTCCAGACGGCGGCGGCGCCGGAAGGATCTGCGAGCGGCAAAGCCCACAGCTCGCCGATCTGATTGTTCTTCTTGGCGACGCGGATCATGTCGACCAGCATCGAGCCGGCGCCGAAGCGCGCCTCGATGTCGTCGATCTGCACGATCTGCGGGACATCCGCCGCCGCGGCGCCGCCGGACAGCTTCTGGCCGATGACGAGATGCTTGGAATTGCCGGCGAAGAAGGAAAGCCCGCTGTTGACCTCCGCATAGAAGAGCGGGGGCCTCAAATTGGTGGGGATCTGATTAAAGGCGACGCCCATGGGTCTGGTCCTTCAGTAGCGCGGGAAGATTATTCAGCGGCGGCGGTTCGGCGCGCGCGAGGCGAAGAGTCTTTCTGACCGACCGCCGTGGTTTCCATCCCCTCGTCAGCGGGAGCAGGAGGCGCCAGCATTGACGACTCGGCAGCGGCTTTCAGCCCATCGGCATAGGCGTTCATTTCATCGGCGAGGCCGCGGGGATCGGCGGCCTTGTCTGCGGCGGGCTCAGCCTCGACGACATCGCCGGTGAGGATGAGGCGCCGCCAGAGCAGTGAATCCTCGACCCACGCGCCTTCCGGCGGCAGGGGGCGCATGTCGCGATCGGCCTGGCGCACGAGCGCGTCGTCGACGGCGGGCTTGACGAAAATCTTGCCGGTCATTTTGTCTCCACTTCGCGCGAGCGGTCGAACTGGTTCGGAGCGAGAGCGCAAATCACTGCGGGATATTCCAGGTCGCGATCTGAGGATCGTCAGGATGTTCGGATGGCGGAACCTGCGGCGGCGGCGGAATAGTCGCGACCATCTCCTCGAAGGCGGGCCGCGCCGGCGCGGTCAGGAGATCTGCGAGACGCGCGGCCTTTTCGCGCTCGGGCGAGTCGCTCGGCCAGGCAAGCGCGACGCTCTTCCATGGCTCCGGCAGTCGATCGAGGCCCGACAGCGAAGCGTCGAAGATCGGGATTTCAGGATCGGCGATCTCTATCGAATAGGTGACGTAGCGCAGCGCGAATTTCGCCGAGGACTTCGGATCGGTGAAGCGGATCGCTGTCTTTTTCGACGTCTGCTTGGTCAGCAGCCGAAAGGCGACGCTCGCCGGCTCGACGCGCCGAAACAGGGCGAGCTCCGCCTGGCCTTCGATCACGTCGAGCGTCATTTCGAGGTGATCGTCGGTCAGCGGCGCATCGACGACATAGGCCTCGTCGTTTTCCGACTTGAACAGGCCTTGCATGGCGATCTCGAGCACAAGCTCAATTTCGGGCCGGAAGGGCGGGCCGCCATTAGCCGAGGACAGCGCCTCGCCGGAATCCTGCTCGGTATAGACGCCGATCGAGCCCGCGACGTCGGCAAGATTCGGCATGAAGGTTTCAGGATCGAGCGCGGCGATGCGCGAGTCGAACACCTGCTCGCCGACCAGCGTCATGTTGCGCAGCGCCGCGCAGGCGGCAAGACGCAGAAAGGAACGGCCGAACGCGCTCATGACTCTCGCGAGCGGCTGGAGTATGGCGCCGATGTTTCGAGCGCCAAGAAGCAATCACCCAGAGCGAGCGAGCAAAGAGTCATTGGACCCCCAGTCTCACGACGCGCAGCTTGACGCGGGCGAGGCCGTCCTCAAGCACGCCGGAGACTTCATAGACCGCGCCGTCAGAGACGCGGATGAAGCGGTCCTTGGCGCGCGCCCGATAGGGCAGCGCCGCAGCGGCGACGTCGATCTGCGCTTCGCTCGCGCCATGCTGAGAGGCGACGCCCTTGGACATGCCGGAGGCGTTGCGCTCGCCGATCGGATCGAACAACTGCGCCGACTCGGTCAGCGCCGCGACGAGCGCGACTTGCGCGCGATCCGGATCTGCGACGAGCCGGCCGCCGACCTGCGCCATCGGATGAAAGAGGAAGTCCGCGCCGAAGCAATCATCGATGTTCGACGCGGCCGCCGCCCATTCGTCTGAGAAGCGCGACATGGTAAGCGCGCCCCTGTTTAGGTGCGCTTGCCCTTGATGAGCGACTTCGGACGCGTGCAGTAATTGAGGGCGTTCATCTGTGTGTCGAGATTTACGCCCTTGCCGTTCTTCATCTCATACTGCTTGGAATACATCGGCCGACCGAGCGTGTTGACGGTCTCGACATAGTCCGCCGGCGCGAACACGGTCCTGAATAGGCCAGGCACGCCTTCCGGGAAGATGTGGCATTTGTCTGCGTTGACGAACGGCGTGCCGCCATAGGAGCCGCGATAATTCTCCCAGACGATGCCGCCGAACTCGAAGGCGCCATAGGACTGGCCATTCGCCTCGATATAGCCTTCGCGCAGGATCTTCGCTTCAGACCACCCGTCGTAGGTCGCGCGAACTTCGGTGTGGGCGAGGAGATCGTCGAAGAAGTTATCGCCGCAGAACGCGCGCAGGCCGGAGAACGGGACGCCGTCGAGAATGCCGGCGACCTGCCGATAGACGCCGGCGCATTTCTTGCGCAGCGCGCCCGCGGCTGGCGTGGCGTTGTCGAGATCGAAGTCGATCTCGCCCTCCTGCGAAACGCCGAATTCGGTGAACAGGTTCAGCGTCGAAGCGTCCGCATAGGTGATGACGCCGATGACGGCGCCGACGCGGGCGTGCTCAAGCGTCATCATCAGAGATGCGCCCGCTTCGGCCATGCGCTCCATGATTTTCATCTGGACCGTTTCGAGGCCGCTTTCGTCGCCGAACGGGCGCACGTTCTGGACCTCTTCCGCATACACCGCGTCATTGATCTCGAAATGCGGCACGACGAGCGAGCGCATGGTGCGCTTCGCCTTGTCCATCGTTTCGCCCGGCGCGCCGCGCGGCGACGGCGCCACGAGCTTCAGCACGCCGTCTTTTTCCTCGATCGACACGGTCGTCGTCGAGATTGCGGAGTTGATGAAAAGCCCAGACGCGGAAAGCCGGCCGGGAACGAATTTCAGCTTATTGATCGCATCGGTAAGCGAAGTAATGCTGAAAGCGTCGCCTTTGAAGACGTCCAACATTTGCGTATCTCCTGATTGCGTCTGTTGGACGCGGGTTAGCGAACGATGACGCCGACGGCGGCGAGCTCGGCGATTTTCGTCGCCTTCTTCGGCGCGTCGTCGACGGCGGCGTCATAGGTGAGCAGATTGCCGTTCACCTCGGCGTGCCGGACGATGCCGACATCGATCGCGTCGGCCGAAGTGGCGTCGACGCCATTGAGCAGGATCGCCGCGGCGACCTCGGAGCCGTCCGTGTTCGTCGGATCGGCGCTGCGATATTTGCCGACGCCGGTCGGGTCCGCGATAGTGATGGCGAGCGTGAATTGCGCGGCGGCGGAGAAATCCGTCGAGCCGTCGGCGATGGTGAACTTCACCTGGCCGTCATAGGCGACGCCGACCGATGCATGACCGTCGATCGTGCCGTCGGGGCGGACGACTTCGAACTGACCAGCGTCGGCTCCAGCCTCGATCAGCCGGACCTTATAGGTGCCTTCCTGCACCCCGGCGCCATAGGCAGGCGTCGCCTTCGTCAGCACGCCATTGCCTGTGCCCGTGAAGGCCGGATTGCCGACCGTCACCGCGCCTTTGTCGGCCAGCACCTTGCCGAGCACGTGGCCGGCGCGCAGCACGCCCTCCCCGGAGAGAATGGTGATTTTTTCGCGGCTGTAGTGGCCGTCGCCTTCGTTCATGATGAATTCGCCCGCGTGACGGGCTTCGGTCAATGCCGCCATGGAAATCTCCTATGTGTTGGCGGTTGCGCGGCCCGTCACCGGACTCGCGAAGATCAGACGCGAAACCGCGCGTTCGCTTTGGCGACGACGGAATCCCAACCGTGACTGGCGTCACGCGGCGCTTTCTCGCCGCCGGGCCCGAGATCGGGCCGTCGCTGTTCGGACATCGCTTTGGCGAGCGGCGAGAGTGCTTCCTTCGCGGCCTCGGCCGGCGCTTTCTCCAATGCGGCGAGCGCCTGTTCGGCCGACTGATCGGTTTCGAAGGCGAAGTGGCGCGCGAGGGACTCGCGGCCTTTGGCCTTGTCATCGTCGAGAATGGCGGCGATGCGCTTGCGCTCCGCCGACGCGCCTTCCTTGACGCCCTCGGCCTTGCCGGCTGTTTCCCCTTCGACATGTCCAGCAGCGCGGGCCGCAGAAACGCCGGCGTCATATTCCGCCTGCGAATAGGTTTTGGTCGGCTCCTTGGCCGCGAGCACGCTCGAAACCAGTGAACTGTTGCTCATTTCCAGTGTCTCCGATTGTCGGCCTAACGGGCCATTTCGCGAACGAAGAGATCGAACGCCTCATTGACGTGGCCGAAGGCGTCGGCCATCCCCATCGCGACGGCGTCGCGGCCATCGAAAGATGCGGCCTCTGTCGTCATCGCCTGTTTCGCGGTGAAGCGCGCGCCACGATTTCTACCAACCGACGCCGCAAAGGTTTCGCGGATCCGCTCGAGATCCTGAATGATGGCGGCAGACGCCTGCTCGCTCAGCGCTTCGTAGGGGTTGCCCTCGGCCTTTCGCTTGCCGGCGCGTAGCACTGTGACTTTGACGCCATCTTTTTCGAGTGCTTTCGAATAGTCCGCGTGCAGGGAAATCGCGCCGATCGAGCCGATTGATCCATGCTCCGGCATGATGATCTGACGCGCGGCGCTCGCCAGCGCGTAGCCGGCCGAAAGCGCATGATCCGTCAGCAGCGCCAGCGTCGGCTTCTCGGCGGAGAGCTTGGCTAGCATCTCCGAAGTCTCCATAAGCCCGGCGGCCTCGCCGCCATACGAGTCGACCTCGAAAACGACGCCACGCACTTTTGGATCGCGCGCTGCGCGGACGATTTGCGCCTGCAGACCCTGATATGAGGTTCGGCCACTCGACGCGCCGACATAATTCCCCTTGTGAACCAGCGTGCCTTCGATCGGAATGACGGCGACATTGCCGACCATGTCGTAGACGGGCGTTTCAGTGCGATCGTAAGAGCGGCCGGTGCGGTCGCCGAGACGACCAGCAGACGGACGCCCTCCTTGAAAGGCGTGATGATCGATCGCCTCCGCGCCGATAAAGACAATTTCCGCGGCGCCGAAAATACGCGGGCCCAACGCCTCTACGATCGCTGCCGCTTTCGCTTCGTCGACGCAAAGGCGCGCGGGATCGAACAGGCGCGCGGCGATCTCGGGCAGCAAAATCGTCATGCAGCGGCGCTCTCATCCTTATCGTCTGAGTCTGGCTCGGCCGCCGTCGCGCCGCCGGCGCCGAACACGCGCTGCGGCAATCCGAGACGATCGCGCTCGCGGGCTTCGCGCGCCTGCTGGACCAGATTTTCCTTCCAGTCCATGCCTTGCTCCGCCGCCTCGCGCTCGTCGGTCGAGACGCCAATCTGCAGGCGCTTCTCGGCCGCCTGCGCTTCCTTGTAGGGATCGACCCATCCGCGGCCCGGTCCGATCCAGTCGGCCTGGCAATAGGCGGTCTTCGCCTCGTAAAAACTCGGAGCGCCGGGCGGCAGACGGATGTCGCCCTTGTCGATCGCCTCCTCGAGCACCGCCGCATAGATCGGCTGGGCGTATTGAAAGGCGAAATTGTCCTTGCGCGCCGTGAAGCCGCGCCAGATCTCGATCAGCGCGGCGCGCGCTGACGAATAATTGACCTGGCTCCAATCCATCGACAGCTGCTCATAGGAGACGCCGATCGCCGTCGCGATATTGCGCAGCACGGCGCGCTCATAGGCCTCAAAGACGCTGTTCGGATGGTTGGGGTTGGTGAGCTTGACGTCCTCGCCCGGCGACAGGAAGTTCACCTTCACGCCGGGCAGAGAGATCGGCATTTCCTTATGTGCGTCGATTCTGCATTGCTGATAGGCGGAAATCATCGTGACGTCGCCTTCGCCCATCGCGGCGGCGAGCTGCTCGTGATCAAAGGGAGACGTCACGAAGGCAGCCAGCACCGCGTTCAGGATCGCCGCCTGCAACTCCGCTTCGTCATAGCGGCCGATCATGCGGATCTTCTTCAGGATCGGCGCGAGCGGCGAGACGCCGCGAAACTGTCCCGCAGCTTCCGGCTCAAAGGCGTGCACGACCTGCGGACGACCCCAATCCGTGCGCCGCGCGACATATTCCCAGCGATAGTCGCGGATGTCGTTGAGCGCGGCCTCGCCCGGGTGCGACGCGCGAAACCAGTAGCCCTGCGGCGCACCGCGGCGATCGAGCGCGACGCCGCTGCGCAGATAGGTCGTGTCGGCGGAGCCGTTGGGATTCGACAGGCGGTCGGGGTGAATGACCTGCACCGCGGTTGAATAGGCGTAGCTGCGCTCGATCCAGTCGAGATGCGCGATGGCTTCGCCGTCCCAGATGCGGTGACGAAAGCCGAGCGCGAGCAGCCCGCCGAAATTGAGCCTGCCGGACGCGTCGCAACTCGCGTCGACGTCATCGGCCCAGATCTTCCAATGCGCTTCGAACTGATCGGCGAGCTCGAACGCCGCGTCGTCGGTAATCCCCAGCGCCTTAGCGTTCGGTTTCGAGGCGAGACGCCAGCCGGAGCCGATGATCGAATCGACGATGCGGGCGACGCCGCCCGACGCCCAGCCGTCATTGCGCGCAAGATCATGGATGCGCGCGGCGAGATTGTCGCGGTCGGAGGCGATAGCCGCCTGCGGCGAGGGATTGCGCGTCGACCAGGTCGAGAGATCTGGATCGGACAGCGACGCGCCGTGATAGGCGCGCGCATAGGCGCCGGCGCGGGGGCGCTTAAGCGGCGCGGAGGCGATCGGACGCGCGTCGGGGCCGAGGAGAACGGGAAGAGTCATTTAGAAGGCGACGCGCCGCGCGCGGATCCGACCGCCGGCGACGCCGGTGAGCGTCGCGATCTGACCCTTGAGATCGTTGATATAGGCGAGAAGCGCTTCGGGTTTGTTGAAGCGCATGGCCTCGCCGAGACCGTGACGGATCTCGACGACGAGCTTGCCGATCATCATCTTGTGATAGGCGGCCTCGGCCTCGGCGAGGCGCGCCTGCAGCGTCGCAAGATCGGTCATTGCTTGCTTCCGGTGAAGGCGCGGGCGAGGCCCGCGAACGAACTTTGCGGCCGCGCGGGCGGCTTGTTCGCAGACGGCTGTGCAGTAGCGCCGGCGCCATCCATTTCGAGATCGAGCTGCTCTTCCTGGAGCGGGCCGCCGCGCTCGGATTCGTATCGATCCCAGGCCGCCGGCGGCATGTCGCGCACGCCGAATTTGATCGCGACCGCTTCCGCCTGGCACATGGTGTCCAGCGCTTCATTGCGCTGATCGCTGTCCTTGACCCACTCGTAGCGGCCGAATCCCGCCTTGTTCTTTTTCTCGACGCGGCGCTCGGCCGTCAGTTCCTTGAAATAATCGTCGCCCATGCCGCCCGGCAGGCCGACGAAGCCGCGCTTCAACGGATCGTCGATCGGCAATTGCCGGTAGAGCGACCATTTCAGGATCGAGGTCGCAAAATTGTAGAAGCGGCTCGAATATTTCAGGAGCTTGCCAGTTCGACGGTTGCGCTCTTTCTTCACCCGAGCGATGAGCGGCTTGTCGTCGCCGTCGACGCCGCGCAGCATCACCACTTTCGAGACGGGATGGCGCTTAGCCCATTCCCAAACCGACTCGGTCCAGGCGTTGCCGTCGATCCCGAGACTGTCGACGCCGATCATGCGGCCAGATTCATGTCGCCATTTCGAGGCGAGCAGATCGTCGAGCTTTTTGTGCGTCGCCTCATCGGTGATCGCCCCGTCGATGCGGCGATAATCGATGACGTGCCGGCGTCCGTCGCGGGTCCAGGCGACCGCCTGCCAAGCGAGCCAGCCGTCCTGCACGTCGAGGCCGATCGTGACGATGAGGCCGGAGGCCGGGATGGTCGCGCGCGCATGGCCGAGCGCTTCGGCCCTGTCGCGCAGCCCTTCCCACGGCGGCGCCTCGCCCTTGACGCGATAGGCGCGGCCCGCCGTGTCGTTGTAGAAGACCTTTTCCTTGTCGGGCGAGCCGCGCGCCGCGAGCCATTCGCGGGCGATGCGCTCGAAACTCTGCAGGCGCGAATAGGCCGACCAGAGATGAAAGCTGCGGTGCTCGCGCAGCGCCTTGGGGTTGCGCGCCCGCCATGTCCCGCGCCGGATCATCTCGGCGCGGTAGTGCTCGTGAATCAAGCCGCCGCATTCGACGCAGGAGAAGCAGCTCTTTTCCGGCGCGTCCTCGTCGATATTGGCGATGAAGTTCTCGACCTCGAGCGTCTGCTCGTGGCCGCAATGCGGGCAGGGAACGTAGTAATATTCCTGACTGCCCGCCTCGAAATTCGCGGTGATGCGGCAGCCCGGCGCCACCAGCGGCGTGCTGATCTTGAAGATCTTCGCGAATTCGAAGCCGCGCGAGCGGGAATCGGCCTGGTTTTCAGGATCGCCTGCCGGGTTCGTCTCCCATTTGGCGAGATCGTCCTGCACCTGGCGGCGCATCGAGACTTGCGACAGCGACGACGGCGAATTGGCGCCGGAGATGAGGATCGAGCCGCGCCCGTCGGCGCGCTCCTTGAACAGCACCGAATCCGAGCCGTCGCGGCTCTTTTCCGGGAAGATTTCGCGCAGTTTCGGCGACGTGCGCAGCATGGCCGCGAGCTTCAGCTTCGACCAGCGCCGCGCGTTGTCTTCGGTCGGATGGACATAGAGAAAATCGCAGGGATCGAGGTCCTGCGAACCGAGCGTGAAGACGTTGGCGAGGATCGTGCCGCCGAGCTGCGCCGATTTGCAGAAGCTGACGACGCGGCACGGATCATCTGGCCCGAGCGCGCGATAGATTTCCGAGAAAAACGGAAAGAGGTCAGGATTGAACGGGCCGGGGAACTGCGACTCGCGGTCCGTAAAGCTGATGTTCTTCGTCGCCCAGGCTTCGAAGTCGACGGGCGGCGGCGGTTCGATCACCGCGGCGAAGGCCTGATAGGCGAGCCGCCGCGAATTAGCGAGAGCGATCGTCACGAGGCCGGCGTTTCGTTCGGATCGTCGACGGTTTCCGCCTCTGCGGCGGCGAGCTCGGCAAACTCAGCGGCGACGCGGGCGCGGATCTTGCGGAACTCGGCGCGCAGCAGATGCGTCACGTCGCGGGCGGGCAGTTGCCACTTCGCCGCGATCGCGGCGGCGAGATCAGGAACGGCGCCGTCGAAAGAGGCGACGAGTTGCGCGGCGGCGCGGAGGGCGTCGTCGCGCGCGTCGGCGGCGATGATGTAGACGCCGCGCGAGAGGCGGTCCTGCTCCTCGGCGCGCGCGGTGGCGAGCTGCGCCTGGCGGAGCTTCTCGCGCTTGATCTGCTCTTCGACAGAGAGTTCTAAGGGCTCGCTGCGCGCCGGCGCGGGCGCTGCGGATCGAGCAGAAGACGGCGTTGGATCTGCAGGCGACTCTTCGAGGAGGTCCAGCTTCGTGGAGATGCCGTTGAGGCCAAAGCGCTGGCTCGGGTCCAGGCTTTCCTTGAGGTGCCGCGTCGCGATCTCGACGTTGATCTTTGCGCTGCGGCCTTCACCGACGAGAGCTTCCGGCTTGATCTTTCCTTCCGCCAGCCACTGCGAAACGCGTCCCGGCGAAACGCCGCGCAGCGCAGCGAACTCAGACTTTCCGACGACCTGCGCGGATTGCAGCATAAAACAACTCTTTAGCCTCCATTTTTAGGGGCTTTTTTAGGCTTCAGAAACGACTGCGACTGCCGGAATCCCGGGGCGCGGCGGCCCGCAGGCGGAGGGGGATGGGGAAGGACCCGCGAGCCCGTCATCCGATCTGTCGCAGCAGCCATTTCTCGACCGCCGGACCGAGCATCTCCTGGCTCACGCGGTAGAAAGTCGCCTCTGCCTCATCCTTCACCATCTCCTTGGGGATGTTCGGCCCCCAGAGCTTCTTGATCGGCAGCCGCGCCGCGCCTTGGCGCACGTAGACATGCCCACCAGGCCCGAGAAAGGTGTGTGGGAAGACCCGACGCTTCGCCCAGGGCCGCGCCGATACGCCTTTCTTCCCCTGCTTGGGCGAGAATTCCTTGAGGCTGAGCGTCACATCCCGCGCGACAATCTGATACTCGCCGTTGCCAACGCCCATGGCCTGCCGCGAGACGATCACGCCCTTCGCCTTGCCGTATTTGACGCCGGCTTGCTTGGCGACGGCGCGCGTGACCTGCGTCTTGGTCTTGTTGCCGACCTCGTCGATCGCCTTCGCGACGGCGTAGGGAGACTTCAGCCCCGCCTTTTCGAAGAGCTTCGAGATGTCCTTGTCGAAGCCGACCTTGACGACGACCGCACCGAACATGCGCGCCCCGATCATTCGTCTGTCGTGAAAAGCTTCGCACTTCGCGCCAGGCGCGTTGGGCCTTGGCTGCGGAGTTACGCAATCGCGCTTCGGATGCGGAGCATAGCGCCCGCGCGATGCGTCCAGGTCTATTTGCGTGGCGACCCAGAGCCTATGGTTCGGCGTCTGTCCCGCTTTCCCTTCGGAGACCTCCGGCTTTCCGCCGGCGCCTGGCGCCCGGTTCTGCGGTAGCGCGTCGCGATAGAATCGACGCGCCGCCGAATATGTTTAGGGATACGGCTCACATGGCTAAAGAGTCAACTCGCGACTAAAATCAGTTGACCGGGTTGACGCCGAAGCCCTTTCGCGGCTTGGCCTCGCCTTGTGGACAAGACGCGCCTCACGCATGCGCCGGCGCTTTGCGCTTCTTCGCCGCGGCGACGCGCCCGACGCCCTTCTCCACCAGTTCGAGATGATCGAGCGGCACGACGAGCGGACCATTCCAGACGCCATCACGCGATTCGAGCCGAGCCGCCATGTTGGAAACCGACTTCACCACGCCGATCACGCCCGTCGCCGGCCCGACGGCGATGCGCACCTTGTCGGTCGGCGCAAAGCGTGCCTCATCCTCGCCGCCGACCGACGCGAGACCCTTGCGATAGAACTCGACGAGCTCATTCGGCACGCTCGCCGGCTCTTCCGTTCCCGCCATGCAGACGAAACCAGCGACGCCTGGCGTATCGACAACCGCAGAGCGCAGGAAATTCGACATGACGTGATTCAAAAACACATAGCGACCGAAGATGGCGATCTTCTTTTCGGTCTTCACGGGCTTCATCACGCCTTCGACCATCACCCGGCGCGTCACGACGACTTTTTCGACCGGGCGCCAGCACTCGAAGCCGGCCGAAACGAGCTTCAGGCAGACATCGAAATCCTTGCCTTCCTTCGCTTCGACGACATACCACTGCGCCTCGCTGCGCCGGCGCTCGGCCCATCTCTTTCCAGCTTCGTTGAGCGGCTTCATTGCCGCTGCGGATTGATCCTTGACCGCATCTTCGCCGACCATGCGCGTTTTCTCCAGATGATCCTTTTGCGCTTCGCTCCGGGACAGCCCGACCGCTCGCGACATCGAAAAACGCAGCACGCAACCCGCAACTCACGCCCTCGCTTGATCGCCCTCCGGACCGTCGCGCGGGGCGTCGGCATGCGCGGCGGAGGGCGGCCATTCACTCGGCTTCACGACAGCCGCCTCCCAAAATCCAACCCGCTGAAACGCCAACGCGACGCCGTCGTAGCGCGCCCAGGCGGCGGCCTGCGGCGTGCCCTTGCGCACGACGATCCCGCCGTATTTCTGGCGCTGTAGCTCGTGCGTTTTGGCCTTGGCGGCGGCGAGCTGCTCGCGCTTCATTTCGAGTTTCGACTTCGCGCGCTCGGCTTCCCACGACTGCCAGCCCTTGCCGTCGAGCCACGTCCTGGCGTGCGCGATCTTGCGGTCGCGCCTGACGCAATCCTCGATGTAGCGCGGGCCGCAGGCCACAGCGGCGAGCTGCTCGTCGTTCGACAGCGCCATGAACGTCCGGCGGGCCTTTTCCGGCAGCTCGGTCGTGTCCCATGGCCATTCGCGGCGGAATTTCTCCCACCTCGTGAGCCGCGCGCCGTCTTCGTCGGCCTCGCCGCGTCCGCAGCGTCGACGGTTCGCCTCCGCCTCGCCGTTCGTTGTTCCGGAAAGCGAAGCTTTCTCCCCCTCTCCCTCCCCCCGGAGGGGGGGTAGGGGGGGATTGTTAAATACCGTTAGAGTCTGTTCTGTAGCCGCAGCAGTGCGGCTTGGTTCCGTCTCCCCTGCGGCTTGGTTCCGTTCTCCCTGCGGCCTGGACCAGGCCGCAGCCTGCGGCTTGGATGAATTAGAATCGGATCCATTCGTTCGTTCTGCCGAACGATCTGCGGTTTCCATTTCATCGTCGCTCTCTAGGGCGCTGATCTCACCATCCCATCCGTTCGCGCTCGCGTGCAGGCGCGCGCGCTCGTTGAGTAAAACGATGTATCGGTTCGAGATCTTGCAGCCATCGTCGCCGCGCCGTTTCATGACGTAGAGATAGCCGAGCGCGCAGAGATCCTTGACGCGCCGCTGCGTCGTGTCGCTGGAGACGTGCGCCTTACGCGCCAACGTTTCATGGCGCACGTCGCATTCGAAGTCTTTCTCCTCCCGCGCGGCGTCGGCGATCGCGAGCAGAACGAGCTTCGCGACTGGCGTCAGCCGCGCATCGTCGAGTTCGAACGCCCATGTGATCGCCTTGAGGCTCATTGCGCAGCCGACCGTGATCAGCACTCGATGCCGGCGCGCTGCATCGCATCGCGCCAGGCAAATTCGTCGGCGAAAAACTCCTGCTCCAGCCGCGGGTCAGACACGATATCGAGCATTTTTTTATTGATCGGCAAAACGACCATGAGGCGCGCGCCGTCGACGTGAAAGATCAGCTTGCGCGCGGCGAGCGCGAGCAGAATCGCTTTGAGGCGCTCCAGCGACATTTCAGCGCGGGCCGCGAGGCGATCAGGGTCTGGCCAGCAGTCGCAAAGTGGCCCCGCGATGTCGCCGAGCAATATCAAAACGAGTTTTTCCTCAGGAGACCCTGCCGTCTGCTGTGAGGCCCATGCGGATGCTTCAAAGCTCATTTTACTCTCCTCAGATGCAAAGATTTCAGCGCCCGCGCGTTGAACGCCCGCCGGATCGCATAGGTCAGCGCGATCGAGACGACCGTCATGATCGCCGTCGCGGTGAAATTCTCGCCGAGCGACATGGCGATCCCGAACACCGGAAAGACATAGGCGACGGCGAGCATGGACAGAGCGAAGCCGATCGCCGTGTTGGCGACGCTTTCGACGAGGCTATGCGCGCGCGATTGGCTCACTGCCGCACCTCCATGCCGCAGGCCTTCAGCGCACGCAGGAGAAGGTCGTAACAGCCGCGCCGCGTGCGGTGATGGCCTTCCGCGAGCGCGACGATCATCTCTTCGTCTTCTCCCGCAAGCGCGCGATTGATCGCTTCGCCGTCCGACGTCACACTCCCCTTGCGCCAGGCGGCGCGCAGCGCACCCGCAAAGGGCGGGCATTTCTTCATCACGACGGCGTAATCCGCCGTTCCGTTCGGATAGAGCTTAATCAGCGCCATCTCCATCAGGCCGATCGTGCGCTTCTTTTCCTCGCAGCCGCCCGGCAATATTTCGAAGGTCACGCGGAGCATTCGGCTACCTCGCGACTCGCTTGCTCCGCCTCGTTCCCCCACGCGTCCCATCCCGGCCGCGGCGGACCGCGGCGGTTCAGTTCGATCTTCGGCAGGTTGGGGAAATAGGCTTCGATCATTTCGGCGAAGACTTCCGGCTTTGCCGAATGTTCGCCGACGGGCGCTTCGATCAGCGATGGCCATTGATCGCCCATGGCGGGTGCAGGGACATTGCCTCTTGTCCCGACCAGCAGGATCTCGCATTTGTCGCGAAACCAGTAGCCGGTGCCGAGCCTGTCCTTCGCCCAGACGCAGCGCGATTTATACTCAAAGCCCCAGGCCGACATCACCGCGAGCGCCTGCGGCAGCATGGGCTGCGTCGACCAGAGAAACAGCACGCAATCATCCGCTTCGATCGACGCGACGTCGCGCGCGCAAATGTCGGTCGCCGCGCTTGTCGGATAATGATTGTCTGCGGCGCGATCCATGCCGGTCTCGCGCGAATAGACCTCGAAGCGCCATTCAGGGTCCGCGTAAATCACGCCGTATTTCTTGTCGGGCAGCGCGCGCTGCTTTTGCCCGATATCTGCCTCACGCGACGCTCGACGCTCTTTCTTCTCGGCCTGCCTCTCGGCGCGGGTGGCTTCAACTGTTTTTCCGACCTCGCGGCTTGCCGCAGCTAGACGCTGTTCGAAAGCGACCTCTTCAAGCCTGGCAATTTGTTGCCAGCGGTGCGACTGGCTGTGCGAGACGCCGAGGTCAGCGAGTTTCAAACTTTCGTCACGCGAGTTTGATCGACGGTCCCCGCCTTGACCAAGTCGCTCGCCGCTCTCGCGTAGTTTTATGAGTAGCGCGCCTGCCTTTCGCTCAGCGCGCATGCGGATCTCGATCGCCCAGCGCAGGAATTCGTCATCCTTCGCTTGCCGCGCGTAAGCTTCAAAGGCTACCGCCTTGTCGCGGATCGACTTTACTTCATCGACGCTCTTCGCTTCGGCTAGGGCCGCTCGAGCAGCCTCGTATCGGACGAGTTGTTGCATTATGGCGACCGCCTCATCTTCGCGTAAATGTCGTAAATTACCCGCATCTCTTCTATCGGAAAGTCCAAGATCACATCGATTTGCGCTCTGCCGATCGTCTGTCGCTTCGCAAAATACTGGGAGATGATGATGTGGACGGCGGCGTGATGTGTTGGGCATAGCCAGACATGATCGTGCAGCGCCTCGCGAATGCCGATGTCGTATTGAACCCCAAGCGGCGTTAGATGATGCGCTTGAGCGACTGAGGCATATTTCCCGCAGACCGCGCAGGGGGCGCGCTGTGACGGCGTGAAGTCGCGCCTAGCAGCCGCGATCCACTCCTCTTTGGCGCATTGAGACGGAATCTCCCCCCGCGCCTCCATTTCATTGAGAAATTCCCCGGCCTTCCGCTCGGCGCGCATGCGCAGCTCGATTGCGTCTGCGAGGAGCGCGCTGTCCTTTGCGGACCGCGCTAGGCGCTCAATCGCCGCGGCTTCGTCAATGACCGCTTTTGCATCGAAAACGTTTTTCGCCTCGACGAGCGCCTGCCGCGCAGCCTCATATTTGATCAGCTGCGCCGTCAAATCTGGACGCCCTTCCTGCACGCGTAGCCAAGCAGGTTCGTCACCGAATTCGGATTGATCTCCATTTCAGCGGCGACGATCTTCCTGTCGCCATGCTTGCGCATGAGCAGCACCGCGCGACGCTCGCTGGCGTTGAGCCGCGCGAATGCGGCTGCGTCGTCAGAAACGGTCGATGGCGGCAATTCCCGTTTCGCGACGGCCTCTCCTTTCTGCGCGAAAGCAGGCTCAGATCCACGCGCGTCATGCCCGCGCTCGTCGCGGGCATCCACGCCGGAACGCTCCAGAGCGCTTTCGTGGATGGCCGGATCAAGTCCGGCCATGACGCGGGGAGAAGCCGCTGCCGCGCGCTGTGTCACATATGGCCTGGAAGACCGAGCGATCATTTCGGCGACGTCGACGGAATGATTCTTTGGCGGTTGCGGCATATCGACGGGCGCCGTCGGCGGCGCCGCGTTCTCCTCAATCGCATCAGGATTCAGCGCAAAGAAAATGCCCCAGAGACGCTCGCAAAAGGCGTCGATCTCCGCTTCGCTCGTAAAGCGCCCCGCGACTTCGATCGCCTCGCCTTCGACGGTAATGCGCGATGCGCTCATTTCACCGATCCCCTGTTTCACGTGAAGCGAAGCTGAGCGGTAAACGCGCAGCCGCTCCAATCTCACGCTTCCGCCGCAAGCCCGCGCGCCGCGCGCCATTTCCGGCGCATCTCGGCGCGGTCCGCCGGCGAGTCGTAGGCGACCGCGGCGCAATGCGGGCAATAAGGCTTGCCCGCCTCAACCGGCGCGCCGCAGAAGCCGAAGGATTCGCCACGCGGATCGCCGAGTGGCCATTTGCAATCCCCTTCGCGCAGCTCGAGCAGCGTCAGTCGACGCGGCTCCCATTCGACGAGCGCGACAGGCTCGACGATTTCCACCTCGCATTGCGCCTTCGGCGCGCAGCCGTTGGTCTGTGGCGCGCCCTGACGAGCGCGTGCGGAAGCTCGCGGCTTCCGCGCCGCTGCGGCGCGCGGCGAGTCGCGCCTCGGTCGCCCTGTCGGCGCCGTGAAGGACAGGCCAAGCCTGCGCGCCATGCCGATCACGGCGTTTCTGGTGAAGAGCCGCCCGAATTTCTCCGAGAGCGCGACAGCAGTCGCGGCGCCGGATAGCTTCTGGACGACGGCGGCCTCGCGCAATGCGGCGAGGTGTTCGTCATCCCATGCACGCTTTTTCTTGACGATGTCGCGCAGGCCTGTCGCTGCCGCGATGACGTCTCCGGCCCGCCAGCCGCGCCGGAACGCGACCTGCTGAACCATGTTGCGATTGAACGGCCGACCGAACGCGGCGGAAAGCTGCGCAGCCGCGGCGGCCGGGCCCATGCCCTTGACGACGACCGCGTCATAGAGCGCCGCAAGCGCCTCGTCAGTCCAGATCTTGTCCGGCTGTTCGAGCAACCCGCGCTGGCGCAGCTTCGCAAGCACGCAGGCGACATAGTAATAATTCGAGCCCGTCTGTTCGGAGATCTGCTTTTGCGAGACGCCTTCCTTGGCGAGGCGCAGGATCGTGGCCGTCTGCGTTCCCTCTCTCGGGACGATGGGCGCGCCATCTCCTTCGCCGCGAGCCCCAATGACGGATAAATCGCAACTCATGCTCATCGACTATCCTCACGCTGTTCGTCGCTCGCCAGAAGATCCAGCGCCGCGCCGATGACGCCGGCCGGCGCGCCGTCGCTGCCGCGCGTCACCGCCTGACGAATGGTTTCCGCGGGCACCCCGAATTGCAGCGCGAGCGACAGGCAGAGCGCCGCGTCGCGGGCGTCGTCGGCGGAGTCGGTCGAGGCCTTTTCGGCGTCGATAAAGACTTCGGCGAGCGCGCCGTCCTCGAAGCGGCCGACGGTCAGTCGATAGTCGCGCCCGCGAAACGCCATCTCGCGCGTTTCATTGGCGCGGCGCTGGGGGAGACGGCGGCGGGCAGTCATGCCGACGCTCCGGCGGCGCACCCAAGCGCGTAGTCTCCAGGGCGCCCGATGAGGATTTCCAAGGTCACGCGGAGCATCAGCGCAGCCTCACGACATTGCCGGGCGCTTCGCCGGTGACGGCCGTCTGTGGCGCGGCGTCGATCTCATCGGCGCGCGGAATCGGCCATGGCAAAGCACGCACGGCGGAATCTTTCTCGCCGAGCGACCAGAGCCGCGGCTTCCCGACGTCTGGATGCGGATGAATAGTTGCGAGCGCGCGCGCGATCGTGGCGTCGCGAGCCATGTCGTAACCGAGCTTGGGACCAAGCACGAATTGCCTCTTCAAGCCTTCGCATAGCTTACGGATAAGCGCCGGCGATGCGGTCTCAAGAGACTCGCCGAGCGCGCGCAGTGCGTCGGGCGGCAGGCCGAATGGCGCAAGATAGCGCGCCGTGATCAGTTCTCGCTCGCGTTGCCCAGGCAACTCGAGCGTGAGATGGATGTCGAACCGCCGCCAGATTGCCTGGTCGATATGTGCGCCGTAATTCGTCGCGGCGATGATGAAGCCCTTGTGCTGTTCGATGCGCTGTAGAAGCGTGTTGACTTCTTCGTTACGGGAATCGTCGGCAGCCTGCTCGCTGCGGCGGCGCTGGCGCGAAAGAGCGTCGAACTCATCGATGAAGAGAACGATTGGATCGTCTTCATCCGAGGCAAGATCGAATAATTCACCGATCCTCTGGCCCGTCTCGCCGACATATTTCGAGATCATGCGCTCCGGCCGCACCGCGAGCATGGGCAGACCAAGTCGCGCGGCGAGGTGATGCGCCAACGTCGTCTTGCCGACGCCTGGCTTGCCGTCGAACATAGCGCGCTTTCGCGCCGAAATGCCGACCTCAGCGAGATCGGCTTCCGCCCAGATCTCCTCGAGCCATTCCTGCAGCGCATCGCGCATGCCGCGCGCAAGTATCGGCTCTTGCGCTTCCTGCGGCTCGAACACGTCGCCAAAGCGCGAAATGTCGTAACTGCGCGCCATTATTCAGGCCCAAATCCGCCGTTTCCAGACCCGACACGCCAGCCCTTATCCCACCGCCGGCGACGATCGTCTCCGAAGGGAAACGGGTTTTTGATGATCGGCACATTGTCGCGCGCGGCCTGCGCGCCGAGAGATTCGGCTTCGTCCGGCGAGACGTTCGGGACATCCTGCGTCGCGCGGTTACGGCGGCCAGATGCCGCGACGCCAGAAGTTGGCGCTGGACGTTCGACAACCTCTTGCGACGTCACCGCTCCGTCTTTGTCGCGCGTTAGCCGCACCGGAGCGCCGCCGGCTTCGATGACGATCGAACCGTTTTCTGGAACGAAATTCTTGAGCGCTTCGATGACGGACTCTCTGGCGGCGATGTCGACGCCGATGCGGTTGGCCGCGCGGAACAATGGCGGCTCCGTCACCATGCCGAGCGCGGAGAGATACATGTCGGCAAGCGCTTGCGCTTCATGATAGTCGGCGGGTTTCCTTGTCCTCACCTTGATGCAGTGACGAAGAATCTTCGTGTCAAATCCAGCGGCCTTGGCTTCCACCATCACCAGTTTTTGATCTTCGGAAATCTCTTTCTTTTCGACTTCGAGCCGCTCATAGCGCTCGACATAGGATCTGATCTGCTCACCACTGACTGAGTTTTTTCCCGTCACGGTTGGATTCGTGTCGCTCATGTCTGCCGAACCTCTCATGTCATTCCGCCCCATGTTCGTTGCTCATGCGCCCGCCCTCAACGGTATGCGCCAGTGCTCCAGCGCGACGCGCAGATCGTCGAGCGAGCGGGCGACGCAATAGAGAGTGCCGTGCGCGGCGCACCAGCACAGCCATGCTTCCTGTTCTTCGGAGAGCGCGCAGCCTTCCGCCAGGGGTTCGATGAAGTAGATCCGCCCGGCGCCGACGATCGCGAGACGCGGCGCGCCGGCGCGCAAGCCGGGGATCGGCGGAAGATGCGCGCAGTTCGGAATCGCGAGGCTGCGATAGGCCCTCGGCAGAACGGCGTCGAGATGCGCGACGATGGCGCGCGCAAGATCATCCTTACTTGCCGTCGTCGCGCCCATTCGCCGCCCTCTTCGCGTCTTCGAGCACAGCCCGCGCCCGGTCTCGTAATGCGTCAGTCTTCCGCGCCATCCACAGCATCAGCCGCGCGGCCAACAGTGCTTTTGTCGCGATGGCACGAGGCGTATCGCTCGATTGCTGCATTGGTTGCGGCTGTGATGGATTTTGGCGGCCTGTATCTAAGCGACCAGATGATGCCGTCACTAACCCCGATTTCTGATGCGACTAGCGAAATCGCTTTGCGATAGTCGCGCCCACATTTCGGTAGAGCCAACTCAACTGCGCTAGCGACGACATCCACTGCATTTTCAACAAATGCTTGGTCCTCGATCGTCGCTATCTTATTGCGTGGTTTTGGCGAATTGCATGCCATGACGCCAGCGACGCCCATGATTCCGCGCTTTGCGATCAAATCGGCGATGGCGCTACGCAATAGAGCATCATCATCAAACCACTCACCGCCGATACGGAAAGCTTCGAACTCTCGGTGTATAGCTCTCTCTATTTTGAATGATCCGGGTATAATCCCGATAACGTCTATTGTAGATCCTGCTCGCTGAGCGCGGATGGTGGAAAGACGTTCTTCTAGGTTTCGCGTTGACCCAATCTTTATGAGCCCGTCGCACGTGATGAAATAGACCACACTAGCCATCATACTTTTGCCACCTCACGAAGCGCCGCAAGATCCTCCTCAATCTCCGCAACTTCGTCGCAGCGAGCATCCAAGCCAATTTGTAGAGCCATATGGCGCTCGTTTTCGAGCCTTCGGATTTCATCCCCTACCTCGCGCAGGAATGCCGAGCGGATTCTTTCAAAGACCGTCGTGCTGATGCCTTTGCGTCGACGCCGCTCAATGTTTTCCAGCGTCCCAGGAACAACGCCGATTTCCTCTGCGACAGCGCGCCGGACCTCAGGCTTGTTCGCGCCAGAGCGTTTTTGCTCACGCTCTTGAAGCTTTATGACCCAACTGCGGGCCTTCTCTTCAATCGCCAACGCGGACATTTTATCCCTCTCATTGGACGCCATCGCCGTTCCCCATGTGCTTCATTGCTCACATGAGAGAGACGCCACACACTCACTCGGATGATTGGACGCTGATCGGCCTGCCAGCCGCGCGCGTCCTGGAACAACTGCTCAACACTACGAACAAGGAACGCGGGGCGGCGAAAGGTTTCGCGTCCGCCGCCCCAACCAGGTCCGCCTACAAACGACGCGCCGGGATTGCTTCGGCTCGCTCCCGCCGGCGAGGCAAAACGCGCCAACCATGGGAACTAGCCAAGGAGCAGGCGCGCCCGAACTGAATTCATCGCCCCAAAAAACGCCGGAGGCCGAAGCCCCCAGCAGTTAAGGGAGGAAACGCCCAAGGAGGGCTCAACGAAGCGCTGCGGCTCTCAACGCAACGCCACGACCGCACATTCCCTGCGGCTCGGGACTCAGCGGCGCAATGGGAAACCGCCGCGAAGCACGCCTCACTAAGGTCCGAGCGCGAGGCTGAGCGCCTCATCGATCGCGAGCTTAATGAAATAGAAGAACAGGCCAACGGCGAGTCCGACGCCGCCGATGACGAGAAGCGAGGCTGTCGTGCCGAGACGGATGTCGTCAGGATCTTTCATTTGCGCGCGCTCCGCCGCTCAATCGCATCCAGCGCGAGGATGGCGAGAAAACAGGCGTTCGCCACGTCATATCTGTCGACGAACGCGCTGAGCGCCGACAGGCCCAGGAGAAGCACGACGAGTATGGAGCCGATCGCGCGCATCACCACGCCCCCATGATTTTCGCATAACCCGACAAAGCGATGCCGGAGATGAACGCGCATGCGAGGTAGAAATCGGCGAGATGTGTCATGACGCGCCCCCATCCTCGCGAATGACGATCCGCTTCGAGCGCCCGTCGCGCACCATGCCGATGGCTTCGATCAGCATCCCGGCGTCGGTCGCCGGCAGGCCGATCGTCTCGATCCGCGCCTTGTCGTCGCGCGAGCGGAAGGAAATCTCGATCTCTCCTTCGTCGCCCATGGCGACAGTCAAGACCTCGGCCCGATGCAGGATGTGCGTCGTCACTGCGCCGCCTCCGTGAAAGGGGACGGAGCGGATTCTTCCGGCGTCGGCGCGGAAGCGGTCGGACGCGTGACGTCCTCCGGCCATTCAGCGCCTTCAGGCCAATTGTTCGAAAGCCAGTCCATCGCTTTCGCGATTCGACGCACGCCGATGTCCGTCGTTCCGCTGCGCAACTGCCGGACGCGCGAACCGGCCCCGAAGAGAGCCGTCGATAAGGTCGCCTCCGACTTATTTGTCGCTGCGCAGTATCGTTCGATGACCGCGAACAGGGCTTCGATTTGATCCATGCGCGACAGTATGCGGGACATATCCCGCGTTTGTCAAGGACATGTCCCGATCTGTTTTGCGCACCATGCGGGATATATTCCGCCAATGCATGAGGATATTCGCGCGCGCATCAACCAACGTCTTGCAGCGCTTAAGAAATCTGAGAGGAATGCCGCGCGGGAAGCCGGTCTCGGAGAGTCGGCTATTCGCGACATCGGCAGACTTAAGCGGGGGAAGCCGGTGTCGCCGACGATCGCGACGATCGTCAAAATCGCCGACGCTCTTGAAAGCCGGCCTGCTTGGATCGCTTTCGGCGAGGGCGGCGAAGAGCGCAGCCGTCTGCACCCGGGCTTATCCATCGTGGGAGAGGTGGCGGCCGGGGTCTGGCGACAAGCAGACGCTGACGCCGTGGAAGATCAGGCCACGCTCGCGATTCCAGACCCGCGCTTTCCGAGCGACAGCCAGTATCTTTTGCGGGCGGTCGGCACATCCATGAATCGCGTCATCGAGCCCGGTGCGATCATCCACTGCGTGGACATCTTCAAATCCGGCCTGTCCATCCGTCCAGGCGACATTGTCGTTGTCGAGCGCCGGAGGATATCCGGCGAGCGTGAGGTTTCGGCCAAGCGCTTTTTCAAGGACAAGCGCGGCCCGGTTTTCAGAGCCGACTCTACTGATCCGGCTTGGGCTGGATATGAACTTTCCACGAAACTCAATGAAGGCGATGAAATCGTCGCTACGGCGCTGGTGCTGAGAGTTTTGAAGGAACTGTCCTAACGCTGCGGAGCCCGCTCATGCGTGGATTCTTCGGGAGGTTGTTCGGACGCGAAAGGGAGCCGCTAGGCGCTGAGGCACCGAGAGACGTCCCGCCTGATCGTCCCGCGGCGACGGAGACAACTCAGGCGCCTGAGCTTCAGACAGTTGTGCGGTCCGAAGCGCCTCGACAAATGCCCAATCTCTTGAGAGGCCGCACGCCGGCGCCTGAGCCTCCTAGAACCATGCCGAACCTGGTTGCCGGCAGTAAGGAATACAGCACGGTCGGCTTGGTTTACCGGGACGCCGAGGGAGATCGAACAGAGCGCATTGTCACCATCACTGCGATCGTGCGCGACGGCGCGCGGCGCGACATCTTCGGCTACTGCCACCTTCGTCGCCGCTTCCGCCAATTCAGGGCAGACCGCATTGAAGGTTTTTTCGACCCCGAGACCGGTGAAACATTCGACACTGCTCATTTGAAAGTTCACGACGGACCAGTGCCAGCTTTCCCACAACTAAGACGCTGAAACTGAGGGCAAAGTTCCAGGCGCGGGAAATATCCCTCTTTTCCATTGACGCGGGACATTTCCCGCAGTAGTCTTCCTCCATAGGCCATTCGCCTATGGAGACCGCGACCATGTCATTCCTTCAATCGATCCTGACCGAGAAGCAGCTCGCCAATTTCATTTTCTTCGGCCTTTGGCTCGGGCCGCTGACGATCGGCGGAATTATCGCGCAGATCTATCTGCAGATCGTGGAGGAGAAGGCGCGCCTGGCGCAGCTGCGCGGCCTGCGCGCGCTGGCGAGATCGCGCCCCGCGCCGCTCCGCCGCGACGTCGGCTTCCTCTAAAGGGGCGCGCGCCATGACGCAGCAGCGACGCCGCGGCTTCGCCGCGATGAGCCCCGAGCGCCAGCGCGAACTCGCCGCCAAGGGCGGCAAGAGCGTGCCGGACGACAAGCGCACGTTCTCGCTGAACCGCGATCTCGCCGCCGAGGCGGGGCGCAAGGGCGGCAAGGCGCATCGCGCCAATCGTTCCTTCAACGATCGCGCCTTCGCGACAGAGTGCGCCCGCAAGGGCGGACTGGCGAAGCGCGGCGCCGGCAAGGGAAGCGCGTGATGGCCTTCAAAGCGCGACCAGCCTTTGAGCTCGAATACCGCCATGATCGGCGCAAGCATCGTCACCGCTGCCGGTGCTGCAACAAAATCGTTGAGGCGGGCGAGCGCGTTTTGATGGTTCCCAAGCGCAATGGGACGTGGGTGATCCACATCACCTGCGCAGACAAGCCTCACAGCGCCAACGGCACGTGGCGCGATGCCTTTGAATCATGGGGAACCGAGCGGTTGCGCAAATGCGGCTACCCCATTCCAGAGCACCCGTATTCAATGGTTGGCCGATCATGAATGCGACCCGCTTCCATCTCGCGATCATCGTCGTCATGGCGCTCGCCTATGCGGCCGACTCGCTCTGGGTCAAGCCGCGCCGTCGTCATCTCGATTTCCTCTCCTCGCGCGATTGCGCATTTCAAGGAAGGTGTTGGATCAGATGAAAAACATCGACGCCATTCTCGTCGCCATCCTGCCGATCGCCGTCGCAGCGTTCGGACTCTACTCCGCCTTTCATGGAGCGAACCCGTGAGCGCGGGAGACGCTGCGAGCGGTTGGGCTGGCCCAGAGCGAGCAGCCGACAGATCACGCGAGTTCAACCGCGCCGTGATCGCCGCTTTCGGCCTGGTCCGCTCGTTCTGGCTGATCGAAGCCGGGCCCCGCGCGGTGATGATCGCCTGCCGGCAGGCGCATCCGCGCAGCGCCGCCGAGCGCGCCGCGCTCGAACATCTTCACGCGCTCGCGGGTCGCCTCGCGCCGCTGGAGCCGCCGGCGCTGTTCGGCCGTCGCTAGCAAAGGATTTTACGGGATGACCAGACAGGATCTGCTTGCCTTCGCGAAAGGCTTCAAAAACGGCGTGGGCGCCGGAGCCATTTTGATGCTCTGCGCCGCAGGCCTCGCCGGCTGGATCATGAACATCGCCGCGATCCAGCGCGACGGCGGCTTCAACGGCGCGACCGCGCTCCGCCTGATCGGCATCCCCTTCTGGCCGCTCGGCGCAATCCTCGGATGGCTGTGATGACGCGCGTCGTCAACATCTACGCCGACGGGCGCCTCGCCTATACCGGCCCGCTTGATCGCGCCGCCGAGCGCTTCGACACGACCGAGCGCGCGCTGGCGCTGATCATCGACGGCGGGCTGTTTCTGGCCAATCCGCACGAGTCGCGCTTCTACCAGACGCCGGACGGGCGCTGGCCGCGCGAAACCCGCTACAGCGCCAAATGGAGAGACGCATGAAGCGCGCGCCCCGCATCTCTCCCGCCGCCCATGCGACGCTCACCCGCCCGCTGATCTTCGAGGACGGGCGCTTCAACCGCGGCGCGATCAGCGCCAAGGCCCGCCGCGACTTCCGCGCCGGCCATGCAAGGACATGGTCGCAGGCGATGGAGAACGCCTGGGATCTCGCGCGACGCCAGCTCGAGAAGGCCCGGCAATATGACGCCGATCGCCGCGCCTTTTATCGCGCGCCGATCGCGCGCACGCGCACCGCACGCGACTTTCCGCAACACGCCGCATGAGGAACGCCATGGTTGCAGAATTCAATATTGCCGGCCTCACGCTTCTGCCGCTGGCCTATCTCTACATGGTCTACCGCGCCGAGTGTGAAGAGGCGCGGGCGATCGCGACGGCGCGACGACGCGCTCGGGAAATCCATCGCGCTTATGTCTCTGGTTTTCAGCTGGGAGTCGAGGAAGGCGAATACCGCGCCGGCAAGAAGCTGACGCCCGAGCGCTACACGATCGGCGAATGGTTCTTCGCCCTGCGCGACGGGCGCACGGCGCTGCGGCTGAAATAACGATTCCAACGAAAGGCTGATGCGCGATGACTGATAAGCCGAAGAGCGGTCTTCCGAACTGTCACGCGCGTTTCAGGGCGCGCTATCTCAACGCGCTGCGCGGACTGCTCAATGCGGCGCGCGAGATCGCCTTCGCGACGCCATCCGCAGGACTCTTCATCGAGCCGGCGGAGAAGGGCTGCTTTCTCATCGCCAGCACAGGCAAGGCCTTGGGAGTTATTCACGACGAAGAGGGATTCGCCAACAAGCCCTTTCGCGCCTTGCTGCCGAAGGAATTTTGTTGGCGCGCGGCGCCGCCGGCGCCCGTGGAGATATTCCTGGAAGGGCCTTACGAACTCGCGCTGCCAGAATGGGCGCAGCCCGGCGACGTGCACATCCTGCCTGTGTGCGCGCTGCTCATGCCGCAGATGAATCACCCTTCCGTAGAGGATGAGGAATATGCGCCGGCGCTCGCAAACGCTCGGATCGAGACTGGCAACCATTGGCGCGAAGACGACTTCCGCCTATTCGAAAACGCATCAATTCCATGGCGAAAGGTATTCGATCGCGAAAGCGGCGCGCGGGACAAGCTGAACCTCGACCCTCGCTATGTCGCGCTCTTTCAATCGCTCGGCGAGGACGACCCGCGCGGCTTCGCGTGGGGATTTAACTTTGATTTTCCGGCTCGCGACGATCAGGCGGTCATAATTCGCGCGCGCGAGATGCCTGAATTCGTGGGCGCCGTCATGCCGCAGAAGGCCTGCGAATACCCGCCGATGCCAGAGTGGATCGCGAGCGAGCCGAAGAACGCTGAGGAGCCGTCTGCGCCATGAACATCATGCTTGATCTAGAAACCCTGTCCTCGCGTCCCGACGCATGCATTGTCGCGATCGGGGCGGCGACGTTTTCTGAGGATGGTGCCGATCAGGACCGAGTATTTTTTTCGCGGCGCAGGTTCTATTTCGCCGTGGACCCATGCTCAGCGCAAAATGCGGGCGGAGGCCTGGATGCGCGAACAATCCAGTGGTGGGCGAAGCAGTCAGACGCCGCGCGTGCGGCGCTTAACGATCGTTCCGCCGTCAGCGTCGAAGAGGCGCTGCGCCGCTTCACCCTCTTCTGTGAGCTATTGGGAGACGTGAAAGTCTGGGGCAATGGCGCGAGCTTCGACAATGTCGTGCTGCGCCAGGCCTATGAGCGGCTCGGCCAGGAAGCGCCATGGAGCTTCCGCAACGAGCGCTGCTACCGAACCTTAAAGAACCTGCGGCCGGACATCGCCTTCGAACCGTTCGGGACGGCGCATCACGCGCTGGACGACGCCATCGCCCAGGCGCGTCACGCCGAGCGCATCCTCGCCGCGCTGCGTGGGCCGCAATGACCAAGATCGAATGGGCCTCGCTCGGCCTTCCCAAAGGCGTGACCTGGAATCCGATCCGCGCGCGCAATCTGCGCGGCGGCGACGAACAGGGTTGGTATTGCGAGAAGGTCTCGCCGGCGTGCGAAAATTGCTACGCCGAGAGGCTCAATCGAAAGCCTGGGGCTACTGGCGGAACCGGCTTTCCTTATAAGCCTGGACATAGGGGCGACGTCGAAATCTATCTCGACGAGAAGACGCTGTTGCAGCCGCTGTCATGGCGGGCGCCAAGAGGCGTGTTCGTATGCTCGATGACCGATCTTTTTGGCGACTGGGTTCCGGACGAATGGCTTGATCGCATTCATGCTGTTGAAGCGCTTTGCCCGCAGCATCGGTTCGCGCATCTGACGAAGCGGCCGAAGCGGATGCGGGAGTATCTGACGAAGCCCATGCGGAAACGGACTATCGCAGAGCGCGTGATGTGTGTTTCAGAGGCGCTCGCACGCTTACATGGCTTTAAAGCACGCATCGAAATGGAGCATTTCAGCAAGTGCTTCAAGGGAGACGGCCCGTTCTTAAATATTTGGCTCGGCGTCACCGCCGAAGACCAGAAGCGCGCCGACGAGCGCATTCCGGATCTCCTCGCCACGCCGGCGGCGGTCCGCTTCGTCTCGATCGAGCCGATGCTTGGGCCGATAGATCTCTATAATGGAGACCCAGATCCGCGGCTTGGCGGACACGAGGCGACGCAGACCTTTCTTGGTCAATGGTGGGAGCCTGGCGACAACCTGAAGGGGCCGCCGCGGCGCGGTGTTGATTGGGTTATCGCAGGCGGAGAGAGTGGAGGAGGCGCTCGGCCCAGTCATCCGGACTGGCTTCGAAGTCTTCGCGACCAATGCCTCGCTGCCGAAGTCCCATTTTTCTTTAAGCAGTTTGGAGATTTTTCGCCGCACGAAATCCGCGATGGCGGCCAAATCATCCCTCCCATGCCGTGCTTTGGCAACATCAAAAACTTCTATCGCTGGCGCGAAGGCGCATTCGTTCCTGTCGACGGACGTGAGAACTGCGTGACGGCGTTCGCGCCCGGAACGATCTCCGTCCGCATCGGCAAGCAGCGCGCCGACCGCATGCTCGACGGCAAGGAATACAGCGAATTCCCGGAGGCGAGATGATGGACAGCCTCGAAGCGGCAAATGAGAACTTTGTAGGACTCGGCGCAGTTCCCGTCGATGAATGGCCGATTGAAATCGACGAAGAGGTCGAGCTCTATGTCGTCCATTCAAACGCGCAATACGTCTCTAAAGTCGAGGATCTTTCCGATTGGTGCGGTTGGCGCCGGGGAAAGTGGATTGACCACAACGGCGGCGGCTGGACGTGGAACGGCCATTGCGGGCGCGTGACGCATGTGCGGCCCCTGCGCGAGGAGGCGAGATGACCGGAACGCTCACGCTGGCGCGACCCATCAATCGCTCGAACGAAGAGCTCGCCATGCGCGCGCTTATCGTTCCGGAGCTGCGCAAGCGATGGCCCGGCGCGCGGATCATCCATGAATTGCCGACCCGCTATTCCACCAACCGGATTGATCTCGCTGCGGTGACGCCGGACCGCATCATTTCCGTCGAGATCAAATCAAGCCGCGACGTGTCGGATCGGCTTGAGGCGCAACTGCATGCCTTCGCTCCTGTCTCGCATCAGACCATCGTCTGCCTCGCGCCGAAATGGCTAGAGCGACCGCCTGTCCTCCAAAAGCCCAACAAGTTTGGCGGCGTGAGCTTCATCACGCAATGCTCAGAAGTTGAACAGATCATCCAGCGCGTGCGAAACGGCCGCGAGGGAATAAGAACATGGTCCGTCGACGCCGGAGCCGGGACGATCGAGCCGGATTACGAGAGCCGGATCATATCGCGCCCATGGACGGCGCGCCTGCTTGATCTGCTGCATGTCGCCGAACTGCGCGAAATAGCGTCACGCAAGCGCTGCGCTGTCGTTCATCCGCGCAGCAGGCATGACGAGCTGCTCGGCGGCTGTTTCGATACGCTGACGAGCCGCGAGATTGTGGCGGAGACATGCCGTGCTTTGCGGGCGCGGGACGCATTCGGCGCGGAGTCTGATCCGCCGATCGTTGGAGAGTCCGCATGAACCCGAACCTTGTCAAATATCGTGGACCAAATCCGTGCTGGTGCTGCGAAGGAACCGGAAAGGCCTTCAATGCGATCAACATGGAATGGGATCACTGTCTGATTTGCGATGCGACGGGCGCGCAGCCACGAACACGACTTGCAAATGACAACGCCGAGAGCAGCGAGCCCCGCCCGCCGATCTTCCCCGCGGAGTGGCTGGATGACTGACCGCCCCATAATCTTCTCAGCGCCAATGATCCGTGCGTTGCTCGAAGGACGGAAGACGCAGACGCGGCGGATCTTGAAGCCCAAGAAAGGCGTCACGATTGCCGATTTCGAGACGTGCGAGCCACATGCGAGCGGCATTGGAAATTGGATGCGTATTGGCCGCGACATGGTCCAAGAGCCACGATTTGCGCCCGGCGATCGTCTTTGGGTGCGAGAAAGCTGGAGCCACTCACGCGACGGAGTTTGGTCGATATCAGACGCAAGGCTTTGCGGGCCTGGGGGCGCGCTCTATGCCGCCGATGGCCATTACGCAAAATGGTTTCCGTCCATTCATATGCCTCGCGAGTTTTCCCGCCTCACGCTGATCGTCGAGAGCGTGAAGGTCGAGCGGCTGCAGGCGATGAACAGAGGCGACGCGATGGAAGAGGGATGCCCATTCCCCAACATGGCGAACGGCGAAAATCCGATCGAATGGTTTCGCGCTCTTTGGACTGTGATACACGGCGCCGGCTCATGGGACGCTAATCCCTTTGTCGCCGCCATTTCCTTCAGCGTCATCAAGGCCAACATCGACGCGCTGGCGAAGGATTCGCCATGACCAATAGCCAGATTTGCGCGGCCACCACCTTCACGCAGGGTGACTTATCCCCCGATTCCCCGTTATCCCTGGAGGAGGCCGCAGCCGTTCTGTTGCGCGGCCTGGTCAAGGCGTCCACTCTCCGCGCCGCCGCCGCAAAGGGGGATCTAGCCATTGCGCGGCTCGGGCGCAGGATCGTCGTCACGCCGGCGGCGATCGACGTATGGAGAGAATTATGCCTAGACCGAGAAAGGGCCCGCGCCTCTATCTGCGCCCGCCAAAGCGCAAAGCCGGCGCCATCATCTCCCCCGCGCGATGGGTCATCCGCGACGGCGGAAGTGATCTTAGCACGGGACTCGGCCCTGAAGATCATCGAGAAGCTGAAAAGCGACTTGCAGAATACCTCGCGGAAAAGCACCGGCCGCCGCGGCGGGAGCGTGCATTATCTGAAATCCCGGTAGGCGACGTCATCGGACTCTACGTCAAGGACGTCGTGCCCGGGCAGGCGAGGCCGGAGAAGGCGATCGAGCGCGCGGAGCGGCTGCTCGCGTTCTTTGGCGAGAAACGCCTCGACGAGATCTCAGGCGAGCTCTGCCGCGCCTATGCCGAGCAGCGGGAAGGGAAGGGCAGATCCACGAAAGGGAAGGGCGGCGGCGCGAGGCGCGACCTTCAGGATTTGGCCGCAGCGATCAATCATCACCATCGGGAGGGGCTTCATCGCGCCTCTGTGCGCGTCGCGCTGCCGCCCCAGGGCAAGTCCCGCAAACGCTGGCTGACCCGCTCCGAGGCCGCGCGGCTGCTCTGGATCTGTTGGCGCACGCGTGAGGTCCAGGAGGCCGCGGCGACCGACAAGCGGCCCCTACGGCATCTCTGCCGCTTCCTGCTGCTCGGCCTCTACACCGGATCGAGGCCGGGGGCGATTCTCAACGCCTCCTGGTTCGAGGGCCCCAGCCTTTCCTATGTCGACCTCGCGCACAACGTTTTTCACCGTCACGCCTCCGGAGAGATCGAGACAGCCAAGAGCCAGCCGACGGTCAAATTATCCCCGCGACTGGCGTCGCATCTTCGCCGCTGGAGCAGGATCGACGCTGGCGCGAGCCCGAGGCCGATCTTCGTCGTCACCTACGCCGGGCAGCAAATCCAGAGCGTGAAGACAGCGCTTAATCGCGCCTGCTCACTCGCCAAGCTGGAGGGTGCGGTCACCGCCTACACGCTGCGCCACAGCTGCGCGTCGTGGCTGGTCTCCAAGGGGGTATCGACGCGCAAAGTCGCGGAATTCATCGGCACAAGCGAACAGATGGTCATCAAGCACTATGGCCATCTGGACCCGGAATATCAGGAGGAGGCCGTCGCCGCGCTGTCGAGAAAATGAGAGTTTCCGGGGAATAACCGGAGTTTCACACGAAACAGGGCCGGCTCTGAGATCGCAAATCGTTGATTTTTATGGTGGGCCGGGCAGGACTCGAACCTGCAACCAGACCGTTATGAGCGGCCGGCTCTAACCATTGAGCTACCGGCCCCGAGACGGGGACGCCCCTCCTATACCGCAACCCGAGCACGCGCAATATCGCCCCGCCTTTGCGGTCTTCCCTCGGCGCTTGTCATGAGCGGCGCCGCGCCTGTAAGGCTTGCCGCATGAACGAGCGCGAGGAGCGCGCGGCGATCGTCGGCGCCGCGCAGGAGATGGAGCGGCTGGGGCTCAATCACGGCTCGGCCGGCAATCTGTCGTTGCGGGTGGGCGACGCCGGGCTTGTGACGCCGAGCGGCGTTCCGAGCCGCGAACTCTCGCCTGAGGCGATCGCGCGCATGCCGCTTGCCGGCGAGGGGACATTCGAGGGTCCTTTGCCACCCTCAAGCGAGTGGCGCTTTCATCTCGACATCTATCGCGCCCGGCCGGACGTGAACGCGATCGTCCATATGCATTCGCCCTATGCGACGACGATCGCGACCTTGCGGCGCGACATTCCCGCTGTGCATTACATGATCGCCGCCTTCGGCGGTCCGACCGTGCGCTGCGTGGATTATGCGCCTTACGGAACGGCGGAGCTGTCGCAGCTCGTCGTCGCCGGGCTAAAGGATCGCGACGGCGTGCTGCTCGCCAATCACGGCGCTATCGTCACTGGCGCGAATATGCGCAGAACCATGTGGCGCGCCGTCGAACTCGAAGCGCTCGCGCAGGTCTTCTACCTCGGCGCGCTCGCCGGCGAGCCGGTCGTGCTTTCCGATGAGGAAATTATGCGCACGGTGGAGCGCTTCAAGAATTACGGAACGCGCGAGACGACAAAGTAGCACCTTTGTCATTCCCGGAAGGCCGAAGGCCTAACCGGGAATCCAGTTCAACGTCTTCATGATGGCTTGTTCTGGATTCCCGATCGCGCTGCGCGCGTCGGGAATGACAAGAGCCTGCAGCGTCCATGCGGCTAACCGGCAAGGTCCGGGAACAATCCCTTCAGCCCTTCTTCCGTGGCGGCGCAGACGCCGCGCTCGGTGATCAGCCCCGTGACGAAGCGCGACGGCGTCACGTCGAAGCCGAAATTGCGCGCCGTGGAACCGTCGGGCGTGAGCTGAATCTCGATTGGCGCGCCGTCGGCGTTGCGTCCACTGATATGCGTCACTTCGCGCGCGCTGCGCTCTTCGATCGGGATATCGCGGACGCCGTCGGCGATGCGCCAGTCCACGGTCGACGACGGCAGCGCGACATAGAACGGCACGTCATTGTCATGCGCGGCGAGCGCCTTGAGATAGGTGCCGATCTTGTTGCACACGTCTCCGGCGCGGGTCGTGCGGTCGCTGCCGACGATGACGAGATCGACAAGCCCGTGCTGCATGAGATGGCCGCCGGCGTTGTCGGCGATGATCGTGTGCGGAATCTCTTCGCCCAGCAGTTCGAAGGCGGTGAGGCTTGCGCCCTGATTGCGCGGACGGGTCTCGTCGACCCAGACATGAATGGGCGCGCCCTGCCGCGCAGCCGTGTAGATCGGCGCCAGCGCCGTGCCCCAGTCGACCGTGGCGAGCCAGCCGGCGTTGCAATGGGTGAGAATGTTGATCGGACCGTCGCCCCGGCGCGCCCTGTCGATGAGTTCGGCGCCGGCTGTGCCGATGGCTTGGCAGGCGGCCACGTCTTCTTCCGCGATCTTGCCGGCTTCGGCATAGGCTAGGTCGGCCCGCGCCGACGGCGGCGCCGCGAGCAGCGCCGCGCGCAGCCGGTCGAGCGCCCAGCGCAGATTGACGGCCGTCGGCCGCGTGGCGAGCAGCAGCGCATGGGCGCTTTCGATCGCCGCGTCGCTTGGATCGCGCGCGGCGGCGAGGGCCATGCCATAGGCGCCCGTTACGCCGATCAGCGGCGCTCCGCGCACCGTCATGTCGCGAATGGCGGCGGCGGCGTCTTCGCAGCTCGCGAGCGCTTTCGTCTCGAAACGATGCGGCAGCCTGGTCTGGTCGATGACTTGGACTCGCCGCCCGTCTGAGTCGAGCCAGATCGTTCTGTAGTCGCGGCCGTTGATTCTCATGTTTTTCGTTCTGCCTGCTCAAAAGTCGCGCTTGGACGACGGCGTCCTTCGCGCCATGTTAGAGGGCGCCGCGACGCCATGCTAGAAGCCTATCGAACGCGGCTGCTCCACTGGACACATGGCGCAAAGATTATCGGTTCGATACGCCGAATCGCTCGACCGCGTCGCGGCGGCGGCCTGGGACGCCTGCGCGAATCCCGCAGGCCTGCCGGATTCGGTCGGCGAGCGACACAATCCTTTCGTTTCGCACGCCTTCCTGCGCGCGCTTGAAGCGTCGAAGTCGGTCGGCGCGCGCGCCGGATGGCGGGTCGCGCATACGCTGGTAGAGGATTCGCTGGGGCGTCTTGTCGCCTGCGCGCCGGCCTATATCAAGACGCATAGTCTCGGCGAATATGTGTTCGATCAGAGCTGGGCGCAGGCCTATGAGCTTGCCGGCGGGCGATATTATCCGAAGATCCAGGTCGCGGCGCCTTTTACGCCGGTCACGGGGCGCCGGCTGCTGGTCGCGAAGGACGCGCCGGCGGGCGCGCGCGAGGCGCTGATCGCCGGG